GGCGCGCTGGTGCTGGCTAAGGCCTTCACGGCGGCGGATACGCTGCTGCTGGTGCTGGACACGGGTGTTACCATCATTGTAAACGTGACAGCTTAAGGGTTTGTTTTGATGAGTAGTGGGGAACCTGTTGAAGTTCGAGTTGCTCGACTTGAAGAAAAAATGAATTTCTTAGTCGATGAGGCTAAGGAAGCAAAAGCTGCACGCAAAATACAATATGTTACAAATGAAGAAAACAAAACCAAGATGACCGAGATTGGTAATTCTCTCTCGGCTGTCGAAATTAAACTTGCTGGTCAAGCACCTACTATCGAAGAGTTCATTACGATCAAACATAAAGTCGTTGGAGCTGGAAAGATGGGTAAAGGTGTTTGGGCAGCAGGTGCTTTCATTATTGGAATACTTTATTCCAGTCGTGAAAGTGTTGTCGGATGGCTCGCTAAATAAGGAGTTAAACCTATGAATACTAAGATTCTATTCGACGCTATTCGAAGCGTTAAAAACTCAGATCTAACTCAGGCTGATGTTGATCTTATCAACAAAGCTTTGGTGGCAGATATAGTCACTATCGAGAAGAAAGGCTTCACTCTTGGTGAAGCAGGACGAGATCTGATCCACAGTTTTGAAAGTTTGAAACTTACGGCATACAAAGATCCGGGAAGCAAAAATGGTCTCCCAATTACCAATGGTTGGGGTACCACAGTTGGTGAAAATGGTCAGCCAATCAAGCTGGGAGAAGTTTGGACCAAGGAGATGGCAGATCGTCTCTGGCTCCGTGATGCAGCTTATATGGTTCGATGTGTGAACATTCTGATTGGTAATACCCCAACGACACAGAACCAATTTGATGCATTGGTGTCCTTCGCTTACAATGTCGGTCCTGATATGGACAATGACGGTAAGACTGAAGGTTTGGGTGATAGCACTTTGATGAAGAAACATCGTGCTCGTGATTATGTAGGAGCACAAGCTGAATTTTCCAAGTGGAACAAGAATGACGGCGTAGTCATGAAAGGTCTTGTTCGTCGTCGAGCTGCTGAGGCTGAATTATATGGAAGAACTTAATCGCGGAAAACTTCGGCATTTTATACACTGGTTAGGACATCCTTTTCGCAGTGTAGCAAGAGGCTGTATATTTCTGATCAATCTGAACCAAACACAGATCAGAGCTTTGTTTTCTCTTGGTATGTTAGGGGGAATCATTGCTCTTTCATTTCAGAACATTGGTCTAATTATGATGGTCAGTCAGATTCTTGGCAAAGAATCTTCAAGAGCACTGTTTGGTCAAATGGCTATGGATCAGCAATGGTGGAACAATGCTATCATGGCTGGTTTTGGTGGAATTCTTGGTCTTGTCGTTTTTGGAGCTGACTATTTCAAATTCAAACATGGCGACACTGAAGGTGGTTTTGGAAAAGAAGACAACGAATGATCTCGGCAGCACTTGTAGCGATGCGGCTTTGGCCTTGGGGTAAGATCCTTAAAATCGGTCTTCCTGTTCTCGCAATTGGTTTCTTGCTATGGCATGTTTATTCTCTTGGTTCAGATCATGGAAAATCTATGGTCCAACGAAAATGGGATGTCCAAAAACAAATAGACGCAAAAGCGTTGGCTGATGAAAAAAAGAAAATCGCCTTAGAAGAGGCGATCCATCGAGCAAACAATAAGGAAATTTCTGATGAACTCGCTTCAATCAAACAAACTGCTATTGGCGATATTGCTCGTATCAGGGGTGAGTCTGCTCTCAGGCTGCAAGACAGCACCAAACGAGCGGATTTGTATCGGCGTCAGGCCGAAGCTGGAGCCGTTGAGCAAGCAAACCTTGCAAGCCATGCAGCCCAACTCGACCGATCTCTCTCAGAGGGCATCGAACTGGTCGAAGAATTCCAAGCAATTGTTGAACTCCGTGATGGACAAATCCATGGATTAGCGGCACAGATCAACAACGACCGCCAACTTATCACTGGATCAGATTAGTCCGATGCAAACAGTACAGCCCAGCATTAGCCCTAATGAACTTCAACCACAGAAACTGACGGATTGGAGCAATGCACCTTCAGTTCGTCAGCTCAAGGAAGACCTTGAAACGGCGAAACAGGCTCATGATAGCCAGATGATCCGTATCCAGCGATGGAACGATCTGACGGCTGTCAAAGGCAGTGCAAAACCACCGAAGATCAAAGGACGTTCATCGATTCAGCCAAAACTGATTCGGCGTCAGGCTGAGTGGCGATACTCAGCTTTGACAGAACCGTTTCTGTCATCAAAGAAGCTCTTCAGTGTAAAGCCGGTCACGTTTGAAGATGCTGATGCTGCTCGACAAAATGAGCTGGTTTTGAATTGGCAATTTCGTACCAAACTCAATCGAGTGAAGTTTATTGACGATTTTGTTCGTTCAATAGTCGATGAGGGTACGGGCATTGTACAAGTGGGTTGGGTCCGTGATACGACCACAATCCAGCAGGAAGTTCCTGTCTTTTCTCATTATGAAATACAGAGTGAAGAACAACTCCAGCCTCTTCAACAGGCATTGGAGCTACGTGATACTGATCCTCGCATGTATGATGAGCAGATGGATCCTGCCATTAAAGCAGCAGTAGATTATTATGATGAGAGCCAACAGCCTACGGTAGCTGTTCAAACTGGAACTGAGAAGGTTTCAGTTGAGAAGGTTCTCATCAATAAACCGACTGTTGAGGTGCTTAATCCTCAGAATTTTTATATTGATCCATCATGCGGTGGTGATGTTGAAAAAGCATTGTTTGCTGTCGTTTCATTTGAAACGAATAAAGCTGACTTGTCAAAAAACAAAAAACGATATAAGAATCTTGATCTGGTAAATTGGGAAGCAAATACTCCTATTACCAATCCAGACCATGAGAGTAGTAATCCAGATACGTTTCAGTTTCGAGATCAACTTCGAAAGCGTGTGGTAGCCTACGAATATTGGGGCTTCTACGATATCCATGGTAATGGCCGATTGGTACCGATTGTGTGTACTTGGATCGGTGATGTCATTATTCGTATGGAAGAAAATCCCTTTCCGGATCAAAAGCTCCCCTTCGTTTTGGTTCCTTATCTTCCTGTAAAGCGTGAGCTTTATGGCGAGCCTGATGCTGAGCTTTTGGAAGATAACCAGAAGATCCTTGGTGCTGTATTCCGTGGCATGATCGATCTGCTCGGTCGATCCGCAAATGGTCAGCAAGGTTTTGCTAAGGGGATGCTCGATCCTCTCAATCGTCGTCGATATGAAAATGGTCAGGACTATGAGTTCAATCCAAACCTAACGCCTGCGGCTGGTTTGATTGAACATAGATATCCAGAATTCCCTCAGTCTGCATTGCAGATGGCTGGTCTCCAGAACCAAGAAGCAGAAGCTCTTACTGGGGTAAAAGCTTTTGCTAGTGGCTTGTCTGGTGAAAGTTACGGTGATGTAGCTGCTGGTATTCGTGGTGCTCTTGACGCAGCATCCAAGCGAGAGATGGCTATTCTTCGCCGTATAGCGAAGGGTATGATCGAAATCGGTCAGAAGATCGTCAGCATGAATGCTGTCTTCCTTTCGAAGGAAGAAGTGATCCGAGTCACGAACGAAGAATTTGTCACTGTAAAACGTGAAGATCTTCAGGGTAATTTTGATCTAGACACTGATATTTCTACTGCTGAGGTGGATAATCAGAAAGCTCAAGATCTTGCTTTCATGCTTCAGACTATCGGCAACAATATGGATATGAGCATCACGCTCATGATCCTTGCTGAAATTGCTGAATTGAAGCGTATGCCTGAATTGGCTGAAAAACTCCGTCGCTTCAAACCGCAGGTTACTCCGGAACAACAGCAGATGCAGGCACTCCAGCTTGAAGAGATGAAGTTGAAAGTGGAAGAACTTCGTTCGAAGGTTGAGTTGAATCGTGCCAAAACTGCCGAAGCTCTAGCCTCAAAAGATCAAAAGAACCTCGATTATCTTGAGCAAGAGACAGGAACCAAACACACCCGAGATATGCAAAAGCAAGGCGCTCAGGCTCGTGGTAATCAGGATCTTCTGGTGACGAAAGCACTTACTACACCAACAAAGGAAGGTGAAAGTCGTCCTGATGTAGAGGCTGCCATTGGATTCAATGAGATCAGTGATCGTCTAAATGATGCTGGACAACCTGCTCAAGTTGATTATCCAGTTGACAATCCACCCCAAGTTGGAGGAATGCTCTAAAACAGACCGAACACCAAACCCAGTAGAGGCCCAATCCCATGAATCAAGTCGAAGCTCTTGAAGAACAACTGAAGACTGAAAAGCTTCGTGTCGAACGACGCGATGCCATTCTTCGGCTCTCTAAGAATCCGGATTTCCGAAAACTCATCATTGAAGATTTCTGCCGTAATGAATGTGCTCGTTATGTGCATGAGTCTGGTGATCCATCGCTCACTGCTGAGCAACGTGCTGATGCACTGAATATTGCCCAAGCAGCCGGTCATCTGAAGCGGTTCCTCAATGTCAATATTACTATGGGTGATGTTGCTGAGCGAACTGTAATGGATCTTGATCAGGCAATCGAGGAAGCTCGTGCCAGTGAAGGTCAAGAGGAGATTGACTAATGGCTGATGAAGTTAAGCCTGATATGGCTACCAATCCTCTTGAACTTTCTGATGATGATTTTCTGAAGCTCAGTTCACCTGATGCTCTTGAAAATCACAATCCAGAAGAACCGATTATCGATTTAACAGTAGATGAAGCTGTTGCGTCGGGTACGGAAGAAATTGATAATGAAGCAAAGCCGGAAGCTGAAAATTCAGAAGACGGAGATCTTGCTAAGCCGGTTGCTGAGGAAGAAGGTGCTGAAGATAATATTGTTCAGCCCGAAACCAAAGAAGGATCGGACAAGCAGGGGGTAGAAACTCCAAAGCCTGAAGATGACGTTCATGCTGTTGGTTCAATCGAAGAACCAAAGCCTGTAGATCACAAGGCTTTCTACGAGCAAATTATGACTCCATTCAAAGCGAATGGAAAGACCATCGAGTTGAAGTCGCCCGAGGAAGCGATTCAACTCATGCAGATGGGAGCCAATTACACTCGTAAAATGCAGTCTATCCAACCGCATCGAAAGGTGCTAACAATGTTGGAGAACAATGGTCTTCTTGATGAGGACCGGCTTTCTTATCTGATCGATTTGGATAAGAAGAACCCGGAAGCCATCAAAAAGCTCATTAAAGATGCAGGTATTGATCCCCTAGAGATTGATACCGAAGTCGAACCAGTCTACCTTGGAGGTGGTCATAAAGTCAGTGATGCTGAAGTAAATTTCCGTTCTAACTTGGACGAGCTTAGCTCTACTCCAACTGGGAAGGAAACAATTCATACCATCAATTCGACTTGGGACGAGACCAGCAAGGAAGTTCTTTGGCAAGAACCCAGTCTGATGACGATAATTCACGCTCAACGTGAAACGGGTGTATATGACCGTATCACTACTGAGATGGACCGGCAGAGGATGCTAGGCAAAATTACTCCCGATACTCCGTTCCTGAAAGCTTATAAGGAAATCGGTGATGCACTAACTGAAGTTGGTGGTTTCGACGATCTTCTGAAGCCAAAACAGACTACGAAAGAAGTGCTGATCAGCACCCCAGCAAATCCGTTGGAATCTGAGCCAGTAATTACTCGTGCTGCGTTGCCTAAGCCTTCAGTTGAAAATGGAGATAAGGCCAGTGCAGCGTCCCCCACACGAAGCACTCCAAAACCGGCAAAACCCTTCGTTAATCCGTTGGGTATGTCAGATGATCAATTTATGGCGGAATTCGCGAAATTCCAAGGCCGAGTTTGAGGAATAATCTCTAATGCTTAACTATAATGCCCCTATCGATGGCCAGAAGTCGTCCATTGACGGTACTGGCTCCGATCAGATGGAAACCTTTTTCTGGCTGAAGAAGGCAATCATCGACTCGCGGAAAGAGCAGTATTTCATGCCGCTCTCTTCAACCATCAATATGCCGAAGAACTTTGGTAAGACCATCAAAGTTTTCCAGTATGTCCCACTGCTGGATGACCGCAACGTCAACGATCAGGGTATCGATGCAAACGGTGTAACCATTGCCAATGGCAATCTTTATGGTTCCAGCCGTGATGTCGGTGCCATTGCCAGCAAGCTGCCTGCTCTCACCGAGAATGGTGGACGTGTGAACCGTGTCGGCTTCACTCGTCTGAGTCGTGAAGGTTCGATTCACAAGTTCGGCTTTTTCACTGAGTTCACTCAGGAATCGATGGACTTTGACAGTGACTCGGATCTGATGTCCCATCTCAGCCGTGAGCTGATGAATGGCGCTGTTCAGCTCACTGAAGCAGCTCTCCAGATGGACCTTCTCGCTGCTCCCGGTGTGGTGCTCTATGCTGGTGCAGCTACGGATGTGGATGAAATCACTGGTGAAGTGGATACGGTTCCCAATCCAGATACTCCGGCGTCCATTGTAGATTACGAAGATCTGATGCGTTTGGACCAGATTCTCACGGACAATCGTACTCCAACGCAGACTACGATCATCAAGGGCAGCCGTTTGGTTGATACGGTTACGCTCGGTGCTACTCGTATTCTGTTTGTTGGTTCCGAACTGGTTCCACTTCTGAAGCGAATGAAGGATCTGTTCAACAACAAGGCGTTCATCGAAATTCAGCATTATGGTGATGCTGGTATGGTGATGAACGGTGAAGTCGGCTCTATCGACAAGTTCCGCATTATTCAGGTTCCTGAAATGCTGCACTGGGCTGGTGCTGGTGCTGAGGTTAATGACAACCCCGGTTATCGTTCGACCACTGTTGGCGGCACAGAACGCTATGACGTATATCCAATGCTCTGCATTGGTGAAGATAGCTTCGTTACCATTGGTTTCCAGACTGATGGTAAGACGGTCAAGTTTAACGCCATGACCAAGATGCCCGGTAAGGAAACGGCTGACCGTAACGATCCGTTTGGTGAAACTGGCTTCAGCTCGATCAAATGGTACTACGGTATCCTTATCAAGCGTCCGGAACGGATTGGTGTTATCAAAACGGTTGCTCCGATCTAACTCCAATGGCATAAGCCGAAATTGAGGGGTGGGTTTTGTAAAAGCCTACCCCTTTCTTTTATGACCGACCATTCAAAACCCGAAAGGTATTTTCCTGATGACTGAGCAGACTGAAGGCAGCGGCCCGTCTGAACTTGAACTCCTCAAGAATCGAGCACGCTTGCTCGGTATCGAGTTCTCCAATAATATTGGTCTTGAAACTCTCCGTGAACGTGTGAGTGAAAAGATCGCAGAAGTTGAAAATGATACTGGTGGAGACAACCTTCCAGCTCTTTCTTCTGGTTCTGAAAGCGATGCTGACATCGAAGAAGAAACGGTTACTGGAACCGCTGATCAACAGGAACCAAATGGTTTGACGGCTGCCGCTCAAATTGCTGCGGCAAAAGCGACAGCTCCTCCAGTAGCATTCATTCAACCGATTGCTCCGAAAATTGTTGAAACACCTGATCCCTCAATTTCAGCCAAGACTGGACAGGCAACAGAAGCAAAACCGGGCAAAACGCTTTCACTCCGACAGCGTTTGTATAATGAACAGATGAAACTGGTTCGTGTTCAGATTACCAATTTGGATCCGAAAAAGGCTGATCTACACGGCGAACTTTTGGCTGTAGGCAACAAGTTCATTGGTACGATCAAGATGTTCGTGCCGTATGGTGAAGTGACGGATGATGGTTGGCATATCCCTTACATCATCTACAAGGAACTGGAACGTCGGAAATTTTTGGCTATTCGTACCACGAAAGACCGTCGTACTGGTCAGGTGAAGGTATCGAAGAGTTGGGCGAAGGAATTCTCTCTGACCATTCTTCCACCTTTGTCAGAAACAGAACTGAAGCGTCTGGCGATTGCTCAGGCCGCTGCCGGTTCAATTGATGCCCCGAGTGAAGTTCTCGGCTAATATCTCGGCTTGAATCAAGAAAAGGAACCGCTGATGAGTTGTGGTGCTGATACCGAAGCGAATGAATTGATCGCCAGTTTGACGACCGATGCCTCTTTTGAGATCCCAGAGATCGATTTGGATGCAACGATTTTCAAGCTTCCGGGTGATCAAACCATTCCGATGTACGGTCAGGTTGTACCTCTGACTAATCTAGATCTTACCACTGGTGAGATCAGCGGTTCCGGTTCTTTTGATGCATTGATGCGGGGGTTTAAAGCTCATCTAGCTTTGGAATTCGAAAAAGGCCGGATCACTGGTGCCGAATATGCAAAGACATATACGACACTTACCCAGAATGCGATGGCTGCCGGTGTGCAGTTTCTTTTGGGTCGAGATCAAGCCTATTGGACTTCTCAGCTTGCTCAGCTTCAGGCAATCACTGCCCGTGTACAGCTTGAGACCATGAAAGTTCAGCTTGCTCAGGCCCAGTTCGAAGCCCAAAATGCAAAGGTAAATTATGCTCTTACGAAGATGCGTTTGGCGTCAGAGAGCGTAACTTATTGCACTGCAAAATATAATTTGGAAAACATACTTCCGAAACAACTTGCAAAGTTGGAAGCAGAAACGCTTAACGCAGAGCAACAAGTAGCTATTGGTGAGTATCAGCTTACCTATATGCTACCAAAACAACTTGCTCTTGTGTCTGAACAAGTCGAAACACAGCGTTCACAGACGCTTGATACTCGAACAGACGGTGCTACCATTGTTGGTTCAGTAGGAAAACAGAAAGATCTGTATTCTCAGCAGATCATCTCGTATCAACGTGACGCTGAAGTGAAGGCTGCAAAAATATTTGCAGATGCTTGGATCACGCAAAAGACTATCGATGAAGGTTTGCTGCCACCAACTGGCTTTACAAATGCAAGCCTCGATGATGTGCTGGATGTCGTTAAGACAAACAATGGGTTCTAATTATGGGTCTCTTTGGAAGTAAGAAGATTTATGTTGCTTCTACTGTCCGTAATATGGCCGGTGATGAACTCAAGCGTCCAAATTATCTAAAGACAACTATCATTGGTAATATAATTGCTAACAACAAACAGGGTGCAGGAGATGTGATTCAACGGTCTTATATAAATGGACCGGGAATCAAACTTCGAAACTTTTTTCGTTGGGCGCAAAATAATTATGATTTGATCGGTTTACCGACTTCAACAATCAGTGCTGATATTGGTACCGATGCAAGTGTTGTTGATCCTGAAATTTCTTTAAGTCTCGGTGAAAATGCAGTCACCCAAGATATTCAGATCTCAGTAGCTGACTTCAGTTTCTGGGCCGAGCAGTGGATGATGGAAAATCATCCTGATCTACTCGATACAGATTGGGAAGCTGACTATAATGAAGCTACCGATGAAATCATTATTCTTTTTGAAGACGCAACGACCGCATCTTTTACTCCAGTGGATTATGTGAAAGGTAGTTTATATCTTTTTGCAACCTATGTGAAATCTACTGATGGTTATGAAGAAGATGTAGTGCTTGGTGATGTTGTTGATTTGGATCTAAGTGATCCATTTCCCAGTGTAACTGGGTGGACCAATGATAGCTCAACGTCATCTTTAATAGATGAAACATTGGATAATCTGACAACAACATTGATCACATATTCAGATGGGCGACCTGATGAATATTCAGAAACCAGTGGTTCTACTATTGGTTCCTATACGTATATCAACAACATTTATCACGTGGATGAATACAAAGGTTCAACTCTAACTACTGGTGGTAGCGAAACCTATAAGACTCGAAAGTTTATGCTACAGTCTCAAACTGGAACTGTGGCTGACAAAGCACCTGAAATCACGACAACTGTAACCACAGTGCCTGGTCTAAATCCCGGTGATCCTGATGTAACAAAGACCACCGTAGTTACGGTTTACGATCAAGAAGTCATAGTTGAGAAATCCTATCGTATAGATGAACAACGGATCGTCATTAAGACGTGGGAAGGTCCGTTTATGTTCATCTATAAGATAGGTTCGGGTAATGCTAATCTTGATGTTCTTGTAACGGAAACCTCTGATGATGGAGAATTCTTTCCGTTTATTCCTATTCGTTTAGATAATAAGTTTCTGTCCTCAACTTATCACAATCCAGAATATCTCATTGCTAAAAAGGCATTGAAAAAAGCTGTTGGTGGTAAGATGGATGATATTATAGAATCGTTGAACGATACAGAAAATCTTGATGATATCGATTATGCGTATGCGTTTTTCGGCGTATCAGCAAATGTGCTTGATAATTCAGCACGGAAATATATGTATTTGTTTTTTGATCGTTTAAAGAACACTTCAACAAATACGTCCGAAACAGACTATGCTGTTTATCAGCTTTTGATTGATGCGTTTAATGATGCGAATGATGATTGGTTAGCTTGGCAGGCTGCACAAGCAGATTCTCTGGATCCTTTATATGGAGCACCTGAACCAACGATCCCTCCATATCCTTCGTTGCCTTTGTCTGGTGTTCGCATTCAGGCAACCGGAACTGGTGGACTGAACAACAATCTCGACATGCAGCTTTCATGGCAATCGATGACTGGGGTCACTGGTTCTGGAGTTGGAAAGCCGGATGCTAAACGTGGAGACGTTTGGTTTGAACTCGGTGTGACTGATGTTATTCCGGGGAAGTTGTGGAAAAAAGCAGGAGAAATGACAAAATCATCCAAGCTGATCGATAAAATTCGAATATATCATCAAGTGGAAACTGATGAATGGGAAGCTATTGATATTGTCGGAATGATTCATCGAAACTATATCTATAAGGGTAAGTTCGTTGAGATCACTTTACGTGAAGGAATCGTGGATACCGAAGATTCAGGTTTTTTGGTTCCACTTCATTATCCAACTTTTCGAACGATGTCTTTGATCGATTCTACACAAATGAGTACAGCTTGCACGTTTCTCGTGTTTAACTCCTATGTTGTGAAGAAAACTGGTCTCCTTGGTTCTCTATTCTTCAAAATCTTACTAATCGTAATTATTATTGCTGTAGTCGTATTTGCACCTCAACTTGCTCCAGCGACCGTAAAAGCGGCTGTAGCAACTGGTACTGCACTGGGTTTAAGTGGCACACTAGCATTGATTGTTGGTGCTGCTATTAACGCAGTTGCTGGTATGATTATCAGTTCACTCATAATGAAAGCATCTACTGCTGTTTTTGGTAAAAAACTTGGTCTTATTATTGGAACGATCATCAGTATTGCTGCGATGAACGGTTTAGGTAATTTAGCTAATGGTCAAGGTTTCACCATAAATTTTGGTAATATATTAAGTGCCCAAAATTTAACGATGCTTACTTCGTCAATTGGTAATGTCTATGCTAAGCTTGTAGCAATGAATACTATGGACACTGTGCAAGACACACAGAAGCTGATCGAGCAATATGAGAAAGATTCAAAGAGAATTACAGAACTCTTTGCACAAAATTTTGGTTATGGTAATGGGGTCATAGATCCTCTCCAACTGCTCGACAGCAGTCAGGTTATGGTAGAGTACGCCGACACCTTTTTGAGTCGAACTCTTCTCACCGGCACTGACATTGCGGAGATGTCCATGGATATGCTGGGAGCTTTCTCTGACATCACATTGAGTAATGATTTGCCTTTGGGCAGTTAAGATTGAAAGGTTAAATTAAATGTCCAATCCTTTTTTCCTTCCAGCATCAACTTTTAGTGTTGGTCCCGGAAGCACGTCTACTGGGATTACTTCTGCTAAAGATTTGATGTTTGGTGTTCCCGGTTATAGTAACTCTGAATCCTTGGATAATATGAACCGTGGTGATATTGCTGCACAAATGGCTGATGTGATCGGTATCACCTCACGCAATATGCTGAAGCCAAGCGGAGGCATTGGCGGATCTGCGGCTGGTTCAAGTTCTGGCTTTGGTGCTAACCTCGACACAGCCAGATTGGCTATGACTGGCTTGGGAACCATCGGTAACTTGTGGGCTGCATTTCAGGCTCAGAAGCTTGCCAAGAAGCAATTTGCTTTTACGAAACGGATTACTGAAGCAAACCTCGCCAACCAAGTTCAGTCATACAATACGACGCTTGAAGATCGTGGTCGTTCTCGTGCTTTTGCCGAAGGACAGAGTGCTTCTGATGCTCAGGCATATATCAACAAGAATCGTCTGACCACTGGAGGTTAATTTATGGCTATGCTAAATTGGCATAATGTCGATGCGCCAGACTTTCGAACCAGTCTGGAAGGCTATCAGACTTTCAGTAAATTGCTGGATAACGCTTTTCGTGGTGCCAATGAAGGTATCAACACATTTGACGCTTCTCTCAATGAGAAGGCAAATACGGCTGTCATTGCTGCTGCGATGCGTGAACGTGATCCTGAAGCATATCAAGCTGCACTTGCTTCAGGTCAGTTTATTGAAGGTATCGATCCTAATCGAGTATCGGCACAGACCTACTCTGCTCTGAACACTCAAGCGAGTTCTCTTCTGAACCAAGCAACCCAGTCTCAGCAATTGGGTGATCTGAAGTATGCTTCAAACCAGAGTAAAGCATTCGATCAGTTTGGTGATGAATATCAACAGATTGAAGCTCTTCGTCGTACTGGCACTCCTGAAGCAAATGCTGAAGCAGACCAGCTTATGGCTTCGCTCCGTCCTCAGCTTAGTGCTGTTGGTACTCGGAATGTAATGACTCTTATCAAAGGGTTCAATGATTCCGAGTTGTTTGGTGTAGACATAAAGGGTCGTCGTGAAGAACAGAAGTGGGCTGCCAATCGTGATCAACGAGATGACACCCGCCTTGGTTATGAAAAAACCCGTCTCGGTTACGAAGGTGATCGTCTCGGAATGGAGAAAGGTCGGTATGACTGGGAAGTCAGTGATCGGAATGATGTAAAAGCTGGTCAAGCTGCATTCATGGCAATGCAGGGACGATCTATGGATCGTGAAACAGCACTATCAGCTTTTAATTCTCCGGAGTTTGCAAAACTCACTCCGGGAGCAAAAATGTATGCTCTTCAGCAACTTAATAATAGCTGGGGTAATATTTATACACCGGAACAGCTTGGAGATGCTGCCGGATTTACTCCATCAACAGGTGGATTGTCTGGTTTAGTCGGTGCTGAATCTGGGGGAAATTGGGGTGCGCTAAATAGTGAAGGTTATGGGGGTCGTCTCCAGTTTGGTGACACTCGTTTGGCTGATGCTGCAAAAGCAGGTGTAGTCCCGAAAGGAACTACCGGGGCACTATTTTCTAAAATGTCATCTGCTCAACAAATGAAAGTTGAAAATTGGCATTTTCAAGATATTGATAAACAGGCAAATGCTCTTGGTATATCACGCTATATCGGTCAAGCTATTGCTGGAGTCCCTATTACTCGTGATAGTATCAGGGCGATGGCCCATCTTGGTGGAATAGGTGGGGTTAAAAAATTTATAGAATCAGGGGGTAAAATTGATCCCGCTGATTCTAATGGAACTAAACTCTCTGATTATGGTCGTCGTTTTGGAAGATCTTCAAGTGCTTCTCCTACTTCTATCATTACAAGTGCTCAGCTTCGTTCTGGTCAGGAAAAGGTAAACAAAACTTCTGCTTCAAAACTTTTGGCATCGGCTGCAAGCGAAGCAGGTGTTCAGGATGTAGTTGCTGAACTCCGTAAGGGTAAATTTGCCGATACTTCACAGAAATTCCTAAAAGAACGTCTGGATGAAATTGTACGTAATGGTCGAACGGCTGACGGTCGATATACAATTACCTATGCACAGGCTGGTGACATCCTTAATTCTTCCCTTACTGAAAATAATAACAGTTGGGGAATTACTAACTGGTTGTCTGGTAATTCAGTACGAGTTAGTAAGGATGGTTGGCGTTTGAACGACGATACTGTTAAAGCAGAAACTGATCGTGTTCGTAGTGGTGGCCTTATTCGTGATTTGAGTAATGACCAAGGTCGTCAGGTTGATATGCAGGCATTAGGCGCAGCAAGTGCCCAACTATCTGCGGCTCGACAAGCATATCAAGCTGCACTGATGCGGATTCCTGTGCAGCCGGGTCTTCAAGCTGAACTGCCTCGTCTCCAAGCTCGTATGCAGGCAGCTCAAGCTGCTTTCGATCAACTTTCAAATACAGTGGAACCTCGTAATGCTCCGAACTTTGCACCACCTTCGGAGGTGCCGGGTAAAGCTCCAACTGCTAAGACGTTTTATCGCCGTGGTGGGTAATCTCCACTACAACAGCATGTTGGAAAAAAGAAAACCCTCGGCCTTGATGACCGAGGGTTTTCGATTTAATGATCTAAACATTCTTCAGATCAGGACGCGTCATGGCTACCAATTATCAGGACATTCTGAACCAATATCTTGCTGCTAACCCGATAACCAATCCTGATATTTTCGGAACGCCTGTTCCGAAAGTTCAACAGGTTGAAGAAGCAACAAATCAAAAACGTCGAGAAGCCTACGCACTTTCAAGTATGGCGGCTGATGGATCTGGTTATAGATCAGCTTCTCAACGTGATCGTGATTACGTCATGATGACTCCATATCAGTTTCAAGCAAAATATGGTGAGGAAGTTGCAAGAAATCTTCAAGCAGACGTGTCCAATATGGATGCTGCTCGTCGTGGTGATATTCAAGGTCGTCGAGATGGTATCACTACACTTGGCGATACTATCAACTCGGCTGGTATGGGCTTTGTAAACAGTTTGGGTGGTATTGCTGCTTTTGGCCTTGGTTTGGTTAATGATGATGCTGGTGTTTGGACTTCTCGTAAGCTGGGCGATCTGAATGAATTTACACAGAGTTTTCAATCAGATCAGCTTAATGCTGCTCGTCGATCTTATGGTGTTCAGCAAGAACTTGATACCCGTGATAATGCAGCGAATTACGAACAGAACCGTAAAAGATTTGGTGATACTGTAGCTAATCTATGGCGTGTTGGTGCTGATGTAGTCAACAGTGTTGGTAATTCTTTTGATACACCAATGCTTGCGCAAGACACCATTGCTTCCGGTGTTGGTTCACTCTTTGCAGGTGGACCTATTGCTAAGGGTTTGAAGGTTATTGGTTCGGCTGCGGTCAAGGGAGCTACGATAGCTCGCCCTTCGTTGTTGCTCAGTGAAACAGCGGGTAAAGCTGTGTCTATTGGTTCGAAGGCAGCAATGCCTGCTGCTATTGGTTTGATGGAAGGTGGTGGTGCATACCAGCAGACGGCTGAAGCTGCGTATGAACAGCTCCGAACTCGTGAAGACCTCACTGAAGATCAAAAGATTGAGATGGCAAACAATGCTGCTCTGAAGGCAGCAGCTATTCAGATACCCATAGGTGTCGCCACAGGCTCGTTGGTGAGTCGTTTTGAAGCATCCCCTCTCCGAGTACCTACAGTTCGTGGAGCAGCTTCAAACATGCTCAAAGAGACTGTGGAAGAAGGTGTTCAATCAGGATCAGGTCAGCTTGCTCAAAATGTAGCTCTATCTCAGGAAGTCAATCCTGAGCAGGATCTTTTGCAAGGTGTAGGTGAGCAGATCGGTCTTGGTGCTTTGGGTGGTGCTGGTTCAGCCGGTGTGGTGCAAGCTCCGGGTGTTGCTTTGCGTGCGTCTGTTGAGACAGCAAAGCTCCCATTTCGTGCAGCAGGTGCTGCCCTGTCCTATGCTGGTGATCGTATTAAGGCCCGGAACCAAAGGGTCCAAGACGATGTTTTGGTAGGTCTTCATGATGAAGCGACGATAGCGGCTCCGGATGCTCAAATTGAAGCTGATCAAATCATCGGAGCATCAGATGCACCTGAAGAGGTGAAAGCGACTGCTCGGAATTTTGTTGCACAAACAATAGAACGTCTGTCAAATTCGACTGCTATTCAAGAAGTAGCAAAGCGTGTTACGAATGTTAAAACAGATATTCGTGAACGTCTGGGAGCTTTAAGTGAACTATCTCCAATGGTTCATGAAAGTGAAGCTACACAAAATCAGGAAACTCCTGAGGTTTTGCAAGGATCATTGATCCAGTCCATAAAAGATGTAGTAGCAAACACTGTGCAATCTGAAAGTGTTCAGAAAGCAAAAGAACAAGGAATAAAGCTTTACGAAAAGTATGCTCCAATCATCAATGATGAAATGAAAGCTGCTCTTAAAAAGTTCGATGCTCATTTGGCAAAGCATGGAAATGAGGTAGCATCTAATCTACCTTCTATTGAAGTTACAGTGAATGATGTTCAGAGTGAATTGAACAAGAGCACTCAGCTTATTGTTGGTATGGCTGAACAAACTCCGGAGCAAGTTGATCCTGATGTTGCAGATCGTATCCTGTACCATTCAGAAAATGGTGGGATCAATCTGACAGCTCCGCAGAAAGTAACTTTGCGTTCTGCTTCTGCTACAGCCCGTGCTGTTCAGAAGGGTAGTGAGCTGGCGTCAAAATACGGCTTAGTTAATGCTGCGGAAGTATCTCGTCAGGTATTGACGAGTGCGCCGAAGGAAGACAGTAACTTGTCGTTGTATGGCCATCTTGAAGAAATTCGGATGGCGTATAATTCGGGTGATCTCGATCTTGCTACCCAGCGTTTCGCTGATCTTCGCAGCTTTGCTCAAAGCCAGAGCAATAAGGTCGCTGCCTTTAATCAAGCTTTGATTGGTGGTAATACGAGCAGTCATCGACCAGTCGTCTATGACGCCCATGTCGGTGAAGGGAAGTTTCGACCCACTTCCACAAGTAGGGTCAATCTCAGTCCTACCAGCGCCAACTCGATCAAAATTGCTCAACAAGTGGCCGTAGAAGCTGTCACCCTTGCTAATGCTGTGAACAACTTGAGTGACGCTTTCCCCGATCTCGGTATCGAGCACATCGCTGTTCCTTTGCTTGATGTCTCTTTGAATGGTGAAGCAACTACCGTCGCTCAGGAATATCGTACTGGGAAACGAAAGGTTTCTGTCAACACAACAGACAGTGTGCAGACTGGGTTGGAGCCGGTAATTGACGTAAACAACGTCGAAAACATCGGTGCTGAGGTCATGAAAGAGCAAGGGGGTCAATCCTCTGAGTTTGATGAAGCAGGGGCTTCGATTTCTGATCCGGGTCAGGTCGTCAGTGAACAAACGGAACAGACTGAAGTTGAACCTGATAGTGCAAAAATGCAACAGTCGGAAGAAATTTCAGAGCCTAAGCAGACTGAAGAAATTGCTTCTTCGGAGCAGAACCAAAAAGAGGGAGCTGATGCTCCCAAAGAGCAAGCTCCTGAAGTCGTTCAGGAAAAGCCTGCGATCAACACCGATGAGCAGGAAGCTCAGACGGTTGAGAAGATGTATCCGGCTCTCCTTGGTTCCAAGATGAACCGACTTTGGCGTTCGTTCAAAATTCCGAAGATCAAATCAACTCGGACGTTCGCTGTCGAAAGTCCGATTACGATTGTGCGTGATGGTCTAAAAAATGAAACGACTTTCCGTCAATTGATTGATGGAGATCTGAACCGTAAGTTCACATCTGAAATTGCTAAAGCATACGAACAATATCTCCAAATTGGAGATGCATTGTTGGAAACTTTGGATAATCGTCTTCAGGCATTTTTGAATAAATCCGCTACAAAAAAAGCTGGTATTGACAATGCTATAACTTGGCTAAATGGTCAGGCGGTAAATATTGTTGATCAAAATGAAGACGGATCATATTCGTATAATCAAAAGCTCATCGAGAATGCTGTGCTGGCCAGTCTTCAATGGTATCTGAAGATGAACCAGTATGGTGGTAATCTGGATGAAAAGGATGTACGCAGTCTCCTTCGTCTTCCGATTGGTTCTGTATTGCCTGAAGGTCTTGTCGATGACATCAACAATGCTGGTATGGGGCCAGCCGAGATGTCTCGTTCATTGTCTCGTGAGATCCAGCGTTTCTGGGGTTTGGAAACTGACAGCTCACAACCTCGGAATTTCTCAGAAGGTGTTCCTGAAGGTGTAGCCAAGGAAATCCTTGTTGCCATGCTCGATGTTGGTTTGTTGAAACTGAACGAAGTAGACATTTCGAGCGTCACAACAAACGAGAATATTGATCATCTTAATCGCTATCAGATGAACACGGTAGATGCAGATGGAAAGACAAAAGTCATTCCTGCTGATCATCCTATTCGTCAATTTCCTACAGCTATTGAAAAAGCTGTTCTGACTGAAAGTGAAGAGATTCATTATCTCGGTCAACTCCCCCCTGCTCCATCGAAAACACAACTTCGAAACGACGCTGTGGAGAATACTCCTGAACAGCTTCGTTCGCTTGAAAAGCAGCAAGCAGTTGAGCATCGATTGAACATGCCATTTATTGAAATGATTCAACAGATGGGTGAGGTAATGGTACTTCGCTTATTTGGTGGTGGAGATATTGAAAACACTCCACTAAACCAAAATCATAAGAAGACTCTTGCTGGGCAGAATCTTACACTACAATCAGCCTATCTGTCGATCATGTCATTGGTTGCTGAAGCTCAGAATAAAGCTGATCTGGATGGTATCGATATAGGTGATCTGGCGATTCACTTTGCTTATAATGACACAGTGGTGAACCGTGCCCAGATGTTGGGTAAGGATAATCCTCAATCGAACAAGTTGATGCGTGAAGCAATTTTGCCGACTTGGAAAATTCTGGATTTAACAAATGGATCTGTTCGAGATCAGTTTTTCATGGGTCTGGCTCAGGCTTTAGGTGTGAAAGTTCATACGCAATCTCGTGAACAGACAATGAGTGATCTTCAGAAGAAGCTAGATGGTTTCACTGAAACACTCTCAATTATGACTGATACCAGTCAATTGAAGTTCACTCCGGAAATCATCGATACGATGAAGTCTGAAGGTGTAAATAGCGTTGCTGGTTTGCACGCTTTGATGGAATATGCTCGATATCAGGCTTCAGAAGATAAATCTGCTTTCCGTACTTCAATCTATTTTGAAGCAGATGGCGTTACCAATGGTGTTATCAATGCCATGGCTCTATTCTCATCTGGACCATTTACTTCTGAATGGTTGGAGAACATCGCTCGCGGTGGATATAATGTTGGAGAAGAACCACTTTCGTTGGCTCAAATTCGAACTCGTTTTTCGAAGGCTGCTGCTGACCTTTATGGTTTGGCCGGAACGAAAACGACTGAATATATAAAAATGCTTCGTGAGAAGTACCGAGATCAAAAAGAAATCACTGCTCAGTTTAATGCGATTCGTGATCTGCTAACTGAGTTTCTTAGTGATGGTATCGGAGTCAATGAGAACAACGATTTGATCGTTGATCGTGGTGCTGTGAAAAATCCGCTTACTATAACAATTTATGGTGCGGGCGCTGAAGGCATTGCCGGTAACATTGTTGATGAATTGGTGTCGAGGATTTACGAACGTATGTCTTTGACAGCACAGCGTATTGCTGAAGATCCTGATCTAACTGAAGCTCAAGCATTTTACGGTGGTGATGTTCAGACTGCTGAAATCAAGTTCAAACAATTGATGTCGAATTTGAATGCTATTGTTGCTAATCGTCTTGTGATGAACGATGGTGAACTTGTAGTAGAAAACATTATCAAAGGTAGTGCAAAAACTTTTGGTGATCCAAAGGCTTTCACATTTCCGAAAGTCGGAATCGATACGATCCGACAAAATATGCTTCATGCTTTTGTCGAACCAATGATTGATGGTATCACTGATACAGTTGGTGCTGATCTGATGAACAATCTGACGATCATCAAGACACAAATTCAATCATGGTCTCTGATCGGTAAATTTGCTTATCAAGCAGCGTATAACGAAGCTATTTTGGAGAAGCGAAAAGCTAATCCAGAAATGAGTAAGAATGAGTTGCTTAGCCGTCGTGAAGAACAGACGATCATGAAAAAAGTTTGGAAACAACTTCCATTTTTTTCAACTGGTTCACAAAACTTCTTGTTTGGTATGAAGCAAGCAATGGATGTTCGTACCGAATTTGCTCGTGGTTTCAATGATGAATTGAATACTCCAGCATTTGGTTATACGCCTGATGATGCAGGTGTTGCTGGTATTCCGGGTATCACTATTGGTACTGGTGATGGTCAGACTGTGCTCAATGCTATCGCTGATTCTGATATGCCCGAAGGCTTTATTCAGATCTTTGATGGCATTCACTCGTCAGTGCTTGATATGGAGACTATGGGTCGTGTTGCCAACAAAGCGGTGTTTGATGCATGGCAGAACAATCCGCTCGATGATCTGTCGAAGGCGTTTGGTTCTTTCGTCGATCAGGTGGACCTGTCTGATCTGACCGAAGAACAACGAAAGGCTTTGACGAAGAGCCTGTTTCCTCCTCGGTTCTGGCGTACTGCTCAGCCTGCTGATGTGCTCAAAAAAGCTCTTGAGGATTGGTTAAAGCGTGGTGAGGAAGCTGCTCAAGGAATTGCTGAACGTCACGCCGTGATGGCACAAGTTCAGTCTTCTGTGGATCAGATGGCAGGTGCGTCAGCTCCACACCAAATCGAAGGCTTGATCCTTTCTGGTTCCCCGGAACAGAAAGCTGCTGCTATGGAACGTCTTCGCTATGGTGATCTTGAAGTTGAGCAGGGGGCCGAACAACGCGAGATTGATTTGCGACAAGCAAATCAATCGAGTCCGGCCCCAACTTTCAAGCAGGTAACTCCGAATTTGATGGCCGGTATGCTGGATAAGGTTATCGGCAAGATCACGAGTGATCGTCTTACACGTGCTCTGGTGCGAGATGTTATTCGTTCAGGTCGAGTAGACGATTATCAAATCCATATTGGAAGTCGTGAAGAACTGCTGACCAAAGCCGTTGATCTTGGTATTCAGATCCCATCGAATCGTGCTGGGTTTGAAGGTTTCATACATCCACAATCAAAATCGATTTTTGTAGTTGATGGTAATTCTGAAACTATTCTGCACGAACTAATTCATGCAGCTACATACAGCATTCTTGAAGATTTTTATAACAAGGATGCTGTTAGTAATCTGACTCCTGATACTATGGATGCAATCCGGCGTATTGAAGGTTTGATGGATGAATTCAAAAATGCTGATCTTGAAGGAGAAGCATATCAGAATGCTTTGGACGAAATGGAACGTCAGGCTGCTTCTGGAAATCAAGCAGGTGAACTCAACGAGTTCATGGCATGGGCATTGTCGAATGCTGACCTGAGCAGCCAACTCAAGGAGACAAAGATCGATAAGGCACTTCGTATTGCCCGATCAGTGATCCAGTCTCTGAAGCATCTCCTATGGGGCCGGAAGCGTTCGGCTGCCGTCAAGGATGATATGTTCACGAACCTTCGATTCAACACGAACATCATCATGCGTAGTCAGCAAAAGGTTGCTGAGACGGCCTCGGATGGAGTGTTGTTCCATGATCCTAATTTTGGTCAGTCTTCTCGTTTGACTGATCTAATGAAGCGCTTGAAATCAAAAATCATCGATTATGTAGATACGGATCCTGTAACTCATGTGATCAATCGTCGTAAACTTACTCCCGCATTAACAAATGCTTCTCGGGTTGCTGTTGCTTTTCAGAATGCTGGTTTTAATATGACAAAACAGGAGCAGATGGCTTTCATTCATATGATAGCCATTATGGGAACTGATGCTCAGTTAGATGCTAATAGTACTTTACGTATGCAAGAATTGTTTACGCATGTCGGAAAGCATTTGTCTCTGGAAAGCTTTATGCGTAATCCAAATCAGAATGATCCGGCTGATATTGATCAAGCTACACAGAAATTCAATATTCTGATGGGTAAATTTGCTCCTCGAAAGGATGCTTTTGATCGCAGTGTAGTACTTCCAGCATTTATTGCTTTGGCAACGGTTAATGAAGATTTCCGAAAGATTTTATCAGAAATGGAAATGCCGAAGACCAAGTATGCACAATGGGATTCTGTAAATAATATTCTGGATAATATTGGGGATACGTCAATAGACAATCTGTCTCGATGGGTTTCTGGTGAAGGTGTTCGTACTAAGGATGTTCAAGTTGCCCTTGATGGTTTGATGGGACAGATGCTTGATACTGCTCAGGAAAGTAGACTTTATATTGAAAAGTTTACCAATCCTGCCGGTGATGGCATTGATCGAGTAAATCAAACAGTCATTGAAGCAATGGACTGGGTAGGTAAAAAAGCTTCTGAAAATGCTAAAAATATCCAAACTAATAATCCAGATGCGAAGATCCGTATTGGAATAGCAAGAAGCCTTCAAACCATTACTGGATTACTGAATGAACAAAATGGTCATGCTTCAGCGGTAGAGTTGATGTCGGATGCTAATCGTACAAAAATTTGGCGTCCAATTTACGATCTATTGAAAGATTTGGTAGGACGTACTACTGAAAACGCACAAGTTTATGATCTGATTAAAATCGCTCGGACTTGGGTCAATGGCATTCGTCAGCAATACCGTGAGCAATTTCCTCGGATCGTAAACAGCAAATTCAGTCGTGAACTCACGGATGATGAGCAGAGCCATTTATATCGTGGTTTGGGTGAAACTGATTTTGCTTCACTGATGCGAGGAAATAATATTGAGCGTGTGCTTGAATTGATAAGCGACCAAGCTGCTCGTGATGTTGAGATTCGAAATCAAATCTCTAAGATTGAAGGACTGTCGCCAGAGAACGCAAAACGTATTGAAAGCAAAGCACGCCAGCTTGCAAAATATATGGTCTCGAAGAAGAATGATCACGGGAACCTGCTTCGTAATGCTGAAGCTATTGCTCATCTTCTAAATGAGAATGGTGTGAAAGGTACTGTGACCAGTCAGGCAATGATTGATGCGATTGATCATCTTGTATCAGTTCTAGCATTCAATGAATTGAGTGATGCCTCGAAGATTTCACTTTCTTCTTTGGTTCAAAGCGAAGCCAAGGGTCTGACGTTCATCATGTCCTATCTTCAGGGACAGGATGAAATCGACCGTGCCAAGGCAACAGGGAATGCTCGGTTCAATCACTTCAAGGGATACATGCCCTCTGAGGCTGCACAGGGCGTGAGCCTGTTGGTTTCGCATGAGAGTCGTGCTGCTGGATTGCTGGAGAAGAGTTACACCCGTCTGCGGGCTTTCAGCGGTTCATCAAAGGATCCTACGGCTGGAAAACGCGATTATTATTTTGCTCCTGTATCTGGTCGTGCTCGTTTCTCTCAAGGCATTATGCAAAATGTTCAGCAGACAGTTTCTGGTGTAGATAAAGCTACAGGGTTTTCTATTGGCTTAACAGGAGGTCTTATTACTGATCCATTGTTGGTGGCTAAGATCACAGCAGATCGAACCAAGGAAACTGGATTAGCTTTGATGCCTCTCTTTGATGAAAACGGGAATCTATTTGCATATGAACGAAGCATTGACCCTGCGATGTTGGATTGGCTCCAGCTCAAAACGAACATGTCTCAGGCTATGGGCATTCGTTCAGGTCGTCAGGTTGAAGAAGCTTTGTCGCATGAGTTGAACAAGACACTCATCAACCGTCTCCGGGATATGTGGAATAAAGATAAGCTCATTCGTTCGAGTGAATATATCAATCTCTTCAAGAGCAATGATCCAATTCATAAAGATGCTGTGAAGATTTTCTCGAATGAGACAATGGAATATATCCGAGCACGGTTTCCTGAAGGTTTCTACGTGCGAAAAGATATGATTGATGATGCGATTGGTTATCGGTCTGCGTCTATTGGTGATGTTTGGACTGGTAATTCACGTTGGTCTCCTGCCACTCAGGAGCAGGTGAAGAAAATTTTGATGGGAATGTTTGGAAACAAAGCATATCAATATGCAGTGCGAGCCGAATCGCTTCTCCAAAATGTCATACAGGATCTTCGAGTTGCTATTGTCATCAAGAGCATTATAGTTCCAATGGCAAATGCTGCGAGCAACATATATCAGCTCATTGGACGTGGTGTGCCCGTTGTTCAGATCTTCCGAAGCATTCCAAAGAAGACTTCTGAAATTGAAGCATGGCATAAGAGCCGGATCCGTCAGATCGAAGCAGAAGCTGAATTGATGGCGACGACTGACATTTTGGAACGGCGTCGTCTTGAAGCTGAAATTCAGACGATCAAAGACAGCCACAAGCGTCTATCAATTTGGCCATTGCTTCAAGCTGGTGAGTTCAGTTCGATCTCTGATGCTGGTTCGCGAGACGATATCCTACTGTCAGAAGGAAAGCTCAGCGAATATCTGGAACGTGCGGTCAACAAGTTGCCGAAGTCAATCCAGACGGCTGGCAAATATGCCATCATCTCGAAGGATACGGCACTGTTTCGTGCTCTTCAAAAAAGTGTCGAGTATGGCGACTTTGTTGCCAAGAGCATCTTTTATGATGATCTCGTTAAACGTCAGGGAAAAACGAAGGAAGAAGCACTTGGTCGAGTGACTGAAGAATTTGTGAATTATGATCGTCTTCCGGGACGTGATAGAGCATATCTTGAAAGCATCGGTCTTCTTTGGTTCTACAACTTTAAGATTCGTTCATCAAAGGTTGCAGTAAGTATGATTCGGAACAATCCGGTTCATAGTCTTATTTCAATGAGTTTACCACTTCCCATCAATGGAATTGGTACATCTCTCGAAGATAATCTTTGGGTTTCATTGTTTGATGGTCGTGCGTCTAACTCTATGGGATTTGGAATGGCATTCCGAGCACCGGGTCTTCTGCCGCTTAATAATTTGCTTTGGTAAAAGAAAAACCCCCCTGCTAGTTCCTTAGCAGAGGGGTTCATTCTATAGATCTGAGAATGTGAGCTGATCAGGGTTCCTGATTTGGCGGTTTACGTTTCCCCTTGGAGAGCAGGAGCGAAACACCTAAAATCATTATCCCAACTGCTATGTAGGGAGCTGCTGAAATGATGGTAAAGATCAAAACAAGATACAGTGCCAACATTAAGATCCCTACAACAAGGATCCGCAGCACTTACCTCAGTTCTTTGGTTTGGTCAAACTACCAAACAGTGAAGCGCGTGGTGCAGCTTCTCCGATTTGATCAGACTGTTCGTTTACTTCCTGATCAACAACTTCGACTTCAACTTCTTCAACTTCAACCACTTCTTCAACTTCTTCAATTGAAGCAAGCGGCAATTCTACCTGAATTTCGTCAGACGTTTCCGTGACGACTTCGACAGGCAAATCAGCAAGATCACTGGTCTGCGTAATCGTTCCAGTCTTCTCGGTTGCCTTAGGCATATTTAAGCTTTTTGCAGCCTTGGTTCGTCCATCAATCTTGCCGTTGGCAGCAGTTTCAGCAACAGGTTCAAGTTGAGAAGTTGAACGATTTGCGATGATTGCGGTACCTTCACGAGCAACCTCATCTGCATTGCGGATGAGAATCGTTGCGGTGAAACCTGCACTCCCACGAGTAGCAGAGAGATCGATATCAAGCTGGGCATCTGGCTTGATTTCCATCATGGAACCAATGTGATCCTTGATGGCCTGTTCGATGTCGATCTGTTCGATGGTAATCTTAATCGCCATAATTATGGTACCTTATCTTTCAAATAGTCGCATGAGATTTTTGAACGTAGGAGTGAGCACTCCTGCGTGAATCGCACCAAATCCGTCTGCGACGTGTTCGGCTTTGGCGGCGATTAGTGTTTCACCCTTTCGAGTGTAAATTGGCCAATTAGCCTCGGGGTATAGATTGACTGCCCAATCAATCATTTGCTGTTTGGTGGCGTTTTTGTTGCCTGTGGCTGCCTGTTTGACTTCGAGAGCCGTTACTTCAATCAGCGGTATTTCGAGTGCTCGGACAGAAGCAAGGATGCCAACGCAGATCCCATAACTAGCCATTGCCCTTGCTGATTGTGATCCAACAGGAACTTCAACAAAAATAACTTTGCAGCGTTGGGCTACTTCGATAGCAGTTTTTGCTAACTGTTCTGATCTGAACAAGTCATTGGAATTGTTTCTGACTTGTTTACCTTTGAGTTCTTCTGGTTCTATGATTGTCAGATGAGGATTGTTGAGATACCCACCATTCAAATCGAGATCAGCTTCTGTGATGCCCCAGTGAGTGAGGCTTGGGTCAAACCCAGCTACACGGATTATCATGTTGACTCCAGAGAAAGACCCTCCTGAGTTGATTTCAGGAGGGTCTCTCGTTACTCCAACTTACCTCGTGAGGCAAGTTGTTATTTGCCAAACAATGACTTCCGTTCGCCACCCGAGCTTCCACCGGAAGCCGGAGGAGCACCAGCAGAACGACCCGGACGACCGGCTTGACCAGCTTCACCATCCTTGATGGTTCGACGATCCATGACCTTACCCTTGTGGGCTTCAACCCATGAATCAAAGAAAGTTGGAGCTTCAGCACCATCTGTGGCTTCTTTGACTGTCATTTTGGTGGGAGAATGAAACACCTTTTCCGTAGTGTTCACATCACGGGTTTCAGCAGTGGCGGCATAGTTACCGTTGTTGTCTTTCTGGTTCTTGTTTTCCAGCCGCTTATAGATAGCCAGATAGACTTTCTTGCCGAGGAGACCGACAAGAACTGGAACCGATTTCGGCAGTTCCTTCTTGGCATCGGCATCGTAGACCTTGACAGTCTTCTCTTCCGTTTCCTGTTCAGAAAGCGGCTTGTCGGTCGTAACCAGACAGATGTCATTGACATGATCAAAGCCAGCGAGTGCTCGTTTCTTGCCTGTTTCGTTGCCATCTTTATCTTTGGCCATATAATAATTTTGGCCATTTTTGCCGGTAACGTAGAACGTCTCGCGATATTCTTTGCCGTCAGCATCATTGAAAATTATGGCAACAAACTGAGCATTACCACTGGACTTGCCAGCATAGGCAACTTTGATTTCAAGTTCGTACACATCAGTGTCACGGCTAAAAGAGCCACCACCAACACGATCCTCCTTCTGTTCCAGACCATCATCAGTCAGATTTCCAAATAAGCCCATGTGTTTTTCTTTCTGTATTGTTTCTCTACTTAGCTCTATGTTGATTAGCTGTTGTAGAACTTATGGAGGTGATCCAGTAGGATTTGGGCATCATTATCCATAAAGGTCTGATCCTTTCGAAACATTCCCATTGGAGAACGAATACGCTGGCCGGTTGTCTTACTGGTCAAACGAGTTTGGAAGACATATTTGAAGCCGAGGTCTTCCTCTTCCTCGGTGACGGTCAACATTTTTCCATTACCTTCAATGAAAGGTTGGAGATCTTTGAGCGTCATTCGCTTCGTTGAAACCACGGTAGAGAAATAGGCTTCCACTCCGTTGTTCTTGAGCGAACCCTTGATCGGGACAGCCGTTTTGGTGTCCAGATTTTTTTCATCATATTCGTCCTTGGTGTGGGCGATGATGATGACCGGCTTGTTGAACTGCACCACGAGTCGTTGCATCAGATCCTTAAAGAACTGAGCATAGCTACCCCATGCAGCCATGGTGTTGGGTGAGTTCACAACATATTGAGTTTCGAACATGTCCATCAGGAACGTGATCGAATCGATGATGATTCCATCCAACATATCACGATTGGCGATGGCTTCATTGAAATATTCTACCACTTGATACGGATCACTGATCCGGACAGTGTTGAACTTATTTCTGAATGGAAGCTTTTTACCAGCTTCAGTGTTCATATATACCCAACGCTCTTGATTGCGAATATTACGCAAAGAAGCGGACTTACCAGTGGTTGACTCACCGGAAATCAAAATGAGCTGATCATTCGTTTCTGGGTAGTCATCACTGTCAGTGTGTTGTCCAGTCATGGTATTCCTTTCTTTGGTTCAAGTCTGAAGGACCATCAGGTCTGAACCAAGAAAACAGACCTGATGGCATATTCTAGGTGAACGGCATACCGGCCCGCTTTATCGGCCTACCCGTTCTCCGACACCTAGTTGCCGATCCGTTTTATTGATCCGAACGGATAAACGATTACTTACGCTCGAAGCGTTTTCCAACAGTGACCATAATGGTTGCATCGATCTCACTCTCTTTGAGCGGATTGTTGAGCTTCTTGTTAAAGTCATGCACTTGTTGCTGAACCGATATCAGATCCATACCGCTATCTACGAGAGCTAAAGCATATTTGATCATTTGATTGTTACGATTTCCTGAAGCGATGCGTTGAGCAAACCATCGTTCGAGGTTATCGAGACTTTCGAGGGATTGCATTCCCTTCTTGTATGCTTCGTTCTTCGAAGTCTTCGGAATAAATGGAAGAGCATCGAGAAACTCACCATCCATGTTATAATGGTATTCGCCGTTATCAAAGCATTCCCATTTTTTTGATCTTTGGTTGGCTGATTCGTCTGTTTTGAACGGGAGCCAGTCCATGAAAGAATTCATGAACTCTTTATATTCCTCCGAGTCCAATTGAAGATTATAGTTGATGGGAATGATAAGACGGAAACGATCTGGACCAATAATGTCATCTCCGTATTCATTGATACCTTCAAATATTTGATGACGTTTGGTGGTATAAGTCATGAACTTGAATTCTTTCATCAGTTCATGAACTGTTGCTATAGGAATAGCTCCATCAACATCAATAACAATCATGTTGAATCCAGCGATCACATTTTCTTCTGCACGATGGTTTTTCGTGAAGTGGTGATTGGCCCAGTGATATCCGGAAGCTTGGGTCATGTAGTGAAGTTGATCAAATGGAGCACATTCTCCAGTATAGTTATAAGCCCAATGATCTGAATAAGAGACAATCATTTCATTGAGATCAGTCTCCTTGAGCTTCTCACCCTTGAAGAATTCAATACCGTCAATGAAACTTTTCTTGATAATGATATGCTTTTTATAGCCCCATGCCATAGCAAGGGTCATCATTTCATTACGAGCAGCATTACCAGATTTATAGAATGGTAGTGCTTCGTGGAGATCGGCATGAGTTACTTCTACGTCTACGTCAGCAATATAGCGAGCCAACTTCACATAGGCTTTTTCACGATTTAGAATATCCTGAAATGCTCGACCAGACTCTTCAACGAGCAAAATGGCCGACATGAGATGACTCATTTCGATTTCATTGCTTTCGTCTACGAACGCTAAAGCACCGGCCAGCTTGAGAGCTTTGAAATAGCGATGGCTTAGTTCAGCCTTCTTGATGTCTTCGTGTTCAGCCAGCTTATCAGAGGCGTGCTCACAGGCGATTTTATAAGTTAAAAGTTGAATGCCAACGTCATCTTCAACAATCATTTTCCAGCCATACATGGCTGGATCAGCCAGTTTATGGAATTGAGCTGCCCATTTGTTGACAAGAGCATTATTGTTGGGTTCGACGAGACGCTGATAAATCTCTTCAGGTGTCATAGAATTCAGAGCCTTACGGTTCTGTTGACCCCAGCCAAAGATGCAACGTCGAGCATAGCCTGTATCGAGGAACGAGTAGAACTGATCCTCAGTCTGTCCACCATCAAGCAATTTTGAAGGAGTACCAAATAACAGCATATTGGTAGGTGTTTTCCCATCGAGTTCTTCACCTCGTTGGTTGTCCGCTGTGTTTTTGATGAGCTTTTGTTTAACGATCCCCTGATCGTAAAGTTCAAGAAACAAGGTCAAGACATCGACGTTACCAATAAGGTTAGAGCCGATTTCATCAATTTGTAGATTGATCGAGCCACAGGCAGATAGAAGTAGCTTATGGCGAAGTTGCTTTACCGCAGGAGGTGTTCCAGAGTCGAATGTGAACGGATAAGCACCAGCAGATTTGAATTCCCGTTCAGCTTTCTCAAATTCCTCTTGTGGATCTGTCCCGTTTCGAGCGGCACGTCCATTGGCGATGACCCAGAGATTTTGTTCAGCAATGGTTGGAAAAGTGTCTTCCATGAAACGCTTTTTGAATGGGCGTAGAAGTTCGTTTTCGAACACATTAACGCTGTGCCCTTTACCATAGCCAGAAGTAGCTAGAGCAAGGGCATATATATTGACAGGGATCTCACCACGATCTTTAGTGCTAATGGTAGCACGTTGAGAGCTTGCCATTTTTCCAAGAAAATATGCAGCTTCAACACGGAAGAAACCCTTGTCAGTGTTTTGAGTCTTGTTGCAGAGCACTTCGACGATTTCTTCAATCGCCGGATGGTGTTGCACTCCAGTTAAGTCAATCATGCGAAATACCTGTCCTTTTGTTTACAGATGGAGAAAGCAGCACAATATTTTTCACATCGCTTTGGTTCACCAAGCTTAGTGATGACTATACCTTTACCCTTTTCAGCACGGTATGCATCAGCTTCAGCTTTGGTATCGAAGTTTTTAGTCGAACGACCATCAGTCTTCGAGGGATCAGCAAAGTATTTGAATTGAGGATCCGAACGCCAGATGTCAGCATCAGAACATTCGATCATAGCTTCTTCAGGAAGAGTCATGTTCTTCTTGATGTCATGGAGCTTTGCCTTGACGTACAGTTCTGTGTCTTCAAGACTGAGGAGCGGAAGATCTTTATGCTTCACTCGGCTTTGTGGGTATTTTGGATTGGTTCGAGCCTGCATTTTCTGCCAATCAGTGAAAATATAATTGACTCGCATAAAATCTTCAGTGATCCGAGGCATTTCCCGAGCAGCATCAATCCAGCGATATAAGCTCCCCTGAAGACGATTGTCTTCGTCTCTGGTTCCGAATACCCAACCAAAAGCAGAAGTGCTCTTGTTGTCTTCTACGTGGCCTTCTGCGACCAAATCGAACTTACCTCCGATGGTCACACCGTTGATCTCTCGGAAGCCACGTTGCTCCAGATAAATTGGAATTATATCAGGATTGGCGAGACGTTCTTCGTCAGTAGGATTGATTGCCACAAGGTTAATGACGTGCTCAGGAATACCGAGTTTGGTTAAATTGGTGCGATAATTTTTGACCCACGCTTTTTCGATGGAGTCATGAATTGAATGGCCGAGACCACGTGAGATGTAATCTTCAACGTCTTCCACCTGTTGCTCAATGGGCACACGTCGAGCAAGTACAATTTGCTTGGTAGGACGCATTAAGGTGGTGACGGAGATATACTCCTTAAAACCTTGACTGGCTTGATAATCATACTCATCATTGATGAGCCAAACTGCAAGTGAAAGGGAAATGTCGGTATTGTTCGTGATCTTCACGATCTTTCTCCAGATCTAAAGGGGAATAAAGCGGCAGCCCTAAAAGAGCTGCCGCTTCGAAAATCAATTTAAGGGTACTTACTCGAATGGGAGTTCGAGTTGTTTTTCCTCAGACCGATTCACTTGTGGGTTGGTGTTCATCTTCAGCGCCCTTTCGCTTCAGATAACGCAGGATCCGACCAGCATAATGAACGATTTTCTCAGCACCATAAATGGCATCATGACCCGGTTTACCATTGGCTTTCCGGGCATTAGCTGATCGCCAAATTTCCTTGAAAATATTGGCTTCGTTCGGAGTTAGTTCGAGTGCTTCGATGACATCTTCACACTCGGCCCGATATGCAGGCTGATCCTCTCGCTGGGGATGCGTCACATGAACGAGGTAATAATTTACCCGTCCCCCAGTGAGCTTTGTTTCGGCGGTGATGACAGGAATGTTACCCATTGATCAAACTTCCAAAGCAGGACTGTTGTTAGAAGTTTTTTCTTCAGTGGGTAATTTTGGCTCTTCGAGTGCAGCCTGAAATTCTTCCTCAGCCATCTCACCGAGATACGAGACACTCAGAATAACGATGTCATGAATGTTGGCAAGTTCAGGTTCCGGGAGCTTCATAATGAAACTCTTATGGAGATTCTGTTGTGCCTTGGCTAATTTTTGAGCAGGAAAACGTGTATCGTCGTGACGAACGATAGCATTGACGAAGATGTTACTGGGTTGGATGTTTTCCAAATTGTTGATGTCACCAACAGTGAACATGATTGAACCAGAGATCAAGAAGTAATGCTTTTTTTGGGACATGGGTTTCTCCTGTGGAAAATGTGAGGGGCAATCGACCCCTTAGTGGTCAAACGGATGACTGGCATATCAGCCAATCATCAACAAAACTAGGTGTTTTCTCGAAGATGTTCATCGATGATCGAGAAAATTTCCTCTTCTGTGGCACCGTTGGATAAGGTGATTTCGGTATTCCAATTTGGATAGAATATGCCAAATTGTCCACCAATGTTCACCTCATCATGTGCAATGGCAGGGTCTTCCTGCCACTGAACAGCTTTGACCAAATGGTCATTTGTATATTTGATAGTCTTGATATCGTCTCGAATGATAAAATATTGAGCATCGTGGATCTGGGCACTAGGCTTGATATCCATACAATGTTCACCCTTACGGACTTTATCATTGAATTCGACACCAGCTCTTGAATTGAGTAGGCAATAACTCTGACCAAGAGCATTGCCCGCTGTTCGCCCTTCAGCTTGAGCTTGATATGGAGTCTTACTGGTTCCACGAATAACTTGATGTAGTAGTGGTGTTCGCAATCGTAAACCGAATGCGATAGTCACATATCCATCTTTGGATGCTTGTTCCAATTTATCCTCAACCCATTGGTCGCTGACCTTATAGAGTTCGTGATATTTAGCCTCAACATCCTTGGCTTGTTCTTCACTGAAACCGTATTTCTTGACGAGAGCCACCCATGTTCCCTGATAGGTCAGGGTAAAAGTAGGGTTCTTGGATCGATCACGAAGGGGTTTATATTTCTTCTGGATCGAGTTGATGCTGGCTACTTCATTTGAATCAATGTCCAACATTTGGTTTCCAAAATATGCATAGGCACGTAGAGAATGCCCATCATATCCGTCAGTGTAAACCTTGAGTTTGTTTGGATCCTTGGTGGTCAGAGCAGAGATGCGGTCTTCAAGCGAGTTGAAGTCAATACCGCAGAACAACCAGCCCGGAGGTGCTTCGAAGCAGCTCTTAATGAGCTTGGCATAACGAAGTTTCATAGGATGACCCTTACCTGTAGAAGGTAGGTTTTGGAGATTAGGGCCAGAACTGCTCAAACGACCTGAAAGTGTGCCTCCAAGATTGAAATAACCAAATAGATAATGCCATCCATCCGGACCTTGGACGGAACCAAGAATGGATGGCATAAAATTGGTGGTGAGCACATCAATGATGTTATAAAGTTGGAAGCCTTCCAACAAATTTTTGATCTCAGGATCATCAACACGATTGACGAGAGCTTCGATAGTTTCTCCATCAGTGGATGGCATCTTACTATCGGTATAATTGATCTCAGGAAGTCCGAGATAAGTGAAAAACAATGCTCGTTTTTGTGGATCAGAATTTGGATTGAATTGTTGTGGTTCATCACCCAATTCGATACGTTTGGTTATAAGCTTTGTATTTCGTTTTTTCATATGCTCTACATCGAGGTATTCTCTAGTAAAGCGTTGAATAATCGGACTGTTCATAATTTGCTGACGAGCACCATCCAATTCACTTTCGAGAATTGTATTAACTTCGCGTGCTCGATGGATGTTTACTGGCATACCAGTAAGCTGCATCTGAACGATATCTACTGTGGTTGGTTGAAACAATTCTCGATAAATCGGAAGCTGTTGATCCGTAACCAGTGTCTTCCAATGTTTTTTATAGGTGTACCAAGTGCTGAGTCCGTCTACCAAGTTATATTGGAGAAGATCTGGAAGTGGAATTTTTCGGATGTCAGAGATTTCATCTTGTGCATAATTACCAGCAAATTCCTGAGCCTGATCTTTTAGACCTAGTTTGTTACCAGCACAGGAATTGGTGGCGAGATAGGTAATGAGCTTAGTGCAGTCCCATCCACCATGATCTCCAAGCATGATGCTCAATCCATATAGCAAGCCTTTTTGATCGAGGATGTGCTCCATGAAGAGTTGATAGACCAATACGTAAACATCATAACCAATGCTATGCCACATGATCGTGACATTCATTTCTCGGGCAAGTTCAAAGAATCGCTTGAGTAGAGCACGTCGATGAGGATTGATTCGTTGAAAACCGTAAGTGCCATCAATTTCAGCAGCACGCGGATTGATTTTATTATGAGGTACATAATCTACAGGGAAGGCTATTCCTTCTCCTTGGTTCCAACAGAATGTAATTGTACCGATGCCAGTACTATAGTGTTTAAGACTAAACCCTTCAATATCAGATGAAAGCGTTTTGTGATTTTCGAGTAGTTTAATTAACCACTCTTCGATTTCCTGATCAGTATCAGGATAAGCAGCAAACTTGATGATACTATCACCGGGTGGAGTATAATTACCATTTTTATGGTCAACCAGTGCTCGCATTGCCTGAGTGATTTTAGATTTGGTTTTCTCAGGATCATAAAAGATCTGAGCAAAGTTGGGAATATAAATGACTTTGAAGTCACCGAAAGGACTGTCCATCACATAGCCGAGATTGGCTTCAATTTTTGTTGCTTTAGTAAGTGCCTTGAAATATTCTCCATCTGCACAGAGAACATATTTGACTTTCATATCAGCAAAAATCGGAGCGAGTTCTTCAGTGATATATAACCGCATTTCGGCCATGCTGGTTTTTTTCTTGTCCATTGAATAATGCAGATCGATTATCAACATATCATTTGGATCAAGACTCGATGTATCAAGATATGCCTTTTTGATTTCATCCTTACGGATGACTGGAACCAAGAGACAAACAGGATAGACCGATTGTTCTGTTTCGGAAAAGAAGGCGTAATTCATGAAGCGACCTCAGCTTTAGTACAACAGACGAGCTGCACTATACATTTCGATTTTGGGTAGCAGTTTTTCAAATTGTCTGCTTGCTCGTACATCCTGACGCAGTGACCACCCTTGTTCATTATGACGGGGTAGATTTGCCAAAGCAGGGAGCATGGATGCGAGACAATCTGGAAGGCTGTCTCGCATATCCTGAAGAGTTTCGCAGGGGTCTGCAAGCTTGAATATGATCTGCCCGATGAAGCGTTCATCGTCAGCTACAATTTTGGCATCCTTGAGATGCCATTCAATTTTGTCGGTGAGATCATCATGGAGTGTATATTTACCTCCGGGCGCTACTGTTTGAAAGCCTTGAGCTGTATAATATTCTCCATAATAGAGAAAGCCAGCAGCCTGAACGCCTAATAGTTCGTTATTCTTTCGAATAAGATCAGCAACTGCTTTGTCGAGTCGTCGCTTTTCGGCGACGAATAACTCTGAAAGCAAATGTTTTATTAGTTTGAACATTGAACTACCGGGATTTGGTAGTTGAGAATTTATATCTGAATTTTTGTTGGCCATAGTGTTTGTCCTATACGATAAGGCCACCATACTTCTGGGCCAGTTCTCCATAAAAGATAATGCGTTTTCGGGCACGAGAACCCGCCACATAAAGCATACGGGCAACCTGTGATGGATTATGACAGGTGCTGATGTTTGCTACATCAATGAACACTGTATCAAGTGAAGATCCTTGAGCCTTATAGATAGTAGATCCGTCACGTTGACGTAAATCGAGAACGTGTTTTTTCAGATTGTAATAAGCAGGCCAATTTTTCCGACTAGATAACCATTTGAGAATAGCTGCAAAATGTGTTCGATCTTTAGGTAGTTTCACATCAGTGAAAGTCATACCCAAACGATTACGAATATCACATTCGTAGACTTCGATCTCAACATCTTGTCCTTCGAAATTATCAATCCAAAGAACAATTGTTTTTGGTTTAATCGAAAGGATTTCAACCTCTTCTTCGACTGATAACATATATCGATTAAGTGGGATTGCAGTGTTGTTGATGAGTTGTTCACCTACGGTGAATTCATCTGGTAGATTGCGGAGAAAACGAACATGATCATTGTATTCAACAACTCGCTTATTGGTATATGCAAGAATACGTGAATCCAAAGTCTGCTGTGAAAAATGAGACTGGATAGCCAGTTCCATCTGCTGGTCTGTGTACCAATCAATGATACCGGGAATGATTTGAATAGGTTTGAACTCACCAGTCTCGACTGTGGTACGAAGTTGCAGGTTCAGTGCATGTAATTCAGGAATGTTGGTCCGCATTGGCTGAGTGAGATGATAAATAGTCATCGGCACACGATAAATTGGACTGATGGGTTCCATGATTGGAGTCATTTGACAATGATCACCAACCCACACAATTTTACACCCTTGGGTGCCCTCATGAGTTATATTGTAAAGCGGTGTGTCTACCATAGACCCTTCGTCCACAAACAATATTTTTCGTTCATGCACTGACCAATTTCTGGTTTTGGTAAGTTTGCTTTGTCCAGTATTGTAATCTTCTTGTACTTTGAGATTGAGAAAACTTTGAACGGTGCTGGTAGGCTTTCCAGCAGCAAGACTGAGAACTTCAGCAGCTTTATTGGTGGTAGCTGTCATTTCCACTGAATCAAACAATGGTGGTATTCCGATCAGCTTACAGCTTTGGAAATATTCAGGAATGATCTTATCGATCATAACGCCCATAAGATGTGTCTTTCCAGTACCACCGGGACCAGTGATACCCATTTCCTTCTCATCATTAAAAAGGAAATCGAAGAAGCCATCGGCAGCGATTTGTTGTTCTTGGTTCAGGTCCATGGTTGGGACATTATTCTGATCCATTTTATTCTCCTGAAACATAAAGGGGAGAACCTCATATAAAATGAGATCCTCCCCGAGCAGCTTTCGCTGTAGATTGATTAGATGTACTTACGAAGATCAGCTTTGAAATAGTCTAGACCTTTGGCGATCTTTCCATTTCCATCGAAGATAGCTTCGCCATTGACAAACTTGGAATAGTTTGAACGATCAACTTCGTCAAGAGCACCTGAAATATCCATCTTCTGATCATGAGCACATCCAACAGCAGTTACGATCTGATCACAAAGTGCATCAAGATAATTTTTGCGATCTTCGAGATTGATGCGAACAACAGAATCGTTGGCTTTGAGGTGTTCAGCCAATTTATGACAGGCGAGACTTGCTTCAGCAATTAGAGAACTGGTTTCATCATTTAAGCCAGTGATCTCAGCGAGCATTTCACTGACTTCTTCAAAATGAACACCCATCTGTGTATGCAGATGTTTGGCATTGACGTTAGGACGAGCTATTTTGAACCAGTCGAGAATGGATTTGATCGTATTCATGGTTTTTCATTGTTCCGTGATTGACTGGCCAGATATTCCTTGGCTAGAAGATTGGTGATATAGTCCTTGATGGGCAAGTGCGGTCCCAATTGATCAGCGAGCCAATCAATCTGTACGGTTGTTAAGTGCCCGACTACATCTTCCATGAAGGTTCGACGAGTGTCAGCCGGTGGAATACCGAGTGATTTGAGTCGTTGAGTGATGGTTGTGTGGTGACAGCCAAGAAGATTGGCGATGGTAGCGAGAGAAAGTCCAACGCTGTTAAGCCGAATGATATCGGCATCACTGGCTTTTCGATTGGCTCGAAAGACTGAGGACATGGTTGTTTCCCAAAAAAATATCCTCACCACATTACAGTGATGAGGATATTTTTCAAGGTATCTTGGTGGAGATTTCTGATCAGATATAATCAGGCTTATTCACCTTGATACGTTCGATTTCTCGAGCATTGAAGCCAAGGATGGTCCACGACTTTTTGCAGTCCTTCTGGTGCCGCCAGAGCGTGCCCCAGCGAGATTTGTCACCAGCCACGGCCTGTTCAAACAGGGTCCGGGCAACTTCAGCACGAGTGCCAGTTAGAGTAGCGGTTGGTGTAGCCACAGGCTTTGTTTCCTTCTTCTTCTTCGGCGTTGGTTCTTTGGCTTCAGAGATGGCTTCAACCACCGGAGTTATAGCCGAGACTGCTTTTTCCTGCTTTATGATTTCAGCTTCACTCATTTTACCGACAGCAGGCTGTCCATTGGTAATAGGACTTTCAACCAATTCACCCTTTGAACCAGCGAAGAGAGCAATCTCTTCATGCGAAAAGCCAAGAGCTTCCCAACTCTTTTTGGCTTTCTTTTTGAAAGCGTTGAGTTCAGTGATCTTTCCGTTAGTATAAAGTTCACGGGCTTCCTGAACCTTAGTCTTGGGAGTTTCAGCCTTTTTGGCTTCGACTTCCTTGGCGACTGTCTTTGGATCGACCTTTGGTGCATCAAGCACTGGTTCAGGCTTCTTCACTGGTGCAGGAATAGGAGCTGTCTTGGGTGTACCCTTCTTGACCTGTGGAACATAATTCTTCGAAGTCTCGACAGGAATTCGTTTGAATGAACCACCACTGGGTGATGTGATTTCGATGATTTCAATCACGTCAATGTGATTACCAGCAACTGCCATAGTCAGAAGTTTCAGAGCGTTGGTGCCCGTCATTTCCTGATTGGAACGAAGTTTGTTGTGTTCATTCTTCGGGATCTTGGCGAGGATATGGTAGCCTTTCACTCGCATCTTGTCTGGTTCACCATTAGGAACGATGATCACATCTTCAGGCTCGATTTTCACCATAACGATGATGTTACCACCAAAGTTACGAAGATAAGCACGCCGAGCAATGTGTAGACCAGTGCCGCATTGAGCTTTGTCTTGATTGATCAAATCGATGGACTGAGTAACAAACGAACCAACACGTTGTTCGACTTTGCTGGTATGGCAATCGACGAAAACATTGGCAGTTTCATCATTACCAAATGTCTTCAATACCTTATAGGCAATGATGCAACCATCGTCTGTCAATGGCAGATCACCACGTTCCATAAATCTCAGAACGTCCTGCACACTGTGCCCACGTTGACCAATGGCGGCTCCCAGACGCTTCAGGAAGGCTTCCATGCCCTTGGTGTTATCAAACTTGACTGCATGGGTAATATGATCCTTCAGTGCCTCGACACCGGGCACAGCAACAGCTTTGCCATTACCGTTGTCAGTGACAGCAACAATAGTGTGGTTTTCAGTCGTGTCATGGTCATCAAAATGGTCTGAAGATACAGGTTCAGCATGAGCCATGATGTCAGCAATAGCTGCATCCATTATTGGCAGTTCTCCGAGCTGAGTCGGAGCTACATGAGCAACGGGTGTTTCATCAACCTGACCATCTCCGAAGAGATGGTTGATCTTAGTTTTGATAACACGGAAGAATTTGGTGAAGCCACCAGTTTTCTTTTCGTAATCACCGAAAGCATTTTCACGTATCTTTTCAGGCACGTCGAATTGAACTTCAACGTAAGCCTGTCCGCTTTCATTGACAGGGAGACGATAAGCTTTGGGGTTTGACAGTGGTTTACACTGTTCGAGAAGTTGGGCAAGTCGAGGATCCCCTTGTGGAATATCCACAGTGGCACCATTTTCCTTGTACAATTGAAGCTGCTTCGTATCCACGACAGCAGCAATAATACGAATAGTCATATCTTATCCTTCTATTACTTCGAGCAGCATGTCTCTTAGCATTAGACGTTGCTTCGAGGATACTGGGTTTATATTATTGATCGCTGGTTTGATCATGTATTCTGCGACTTGTTCTGGATTAAAAGCATTCAGCAACTTCGATTTACGAATGAGATCAAACAAATCAATAACTCGTTGATTAACTTCAATGGTTTCCAGTAGATCAATAATCTTTTTGAAAAACCCTTTGGTACCATAACGATATTCGGATTTGAATTCGTTCCACATAGCCCAAAAAAGTTGATCATCTTCATTCATGGTTTGAACCAAACCAAAATAATCAACGAGGTCTGGATCAGCATATACGGCATTCATGAAACATATTTCACGTTGAAAGGTACGAACAGATCCCCATCGCCTTTCATCGATGAGTTTACTACGTTCGAACATAAATGGAAGAGATTCGATGATACGGGGGTTGTTCGAAAATTCTTCAAAGATTTTTTCAAGGATGAAATCCTCATAGAGAGTTGCACCCATAGCAATATATTTTGCCTCTTGATTAGAATTAACAACGAAGCCACCGAGTTTGCCCCATTTGTTAATAATGAATTTACTCACTTTAACACTATGATGAGGTAAGTGATGAGCATCACTTTTATAATTGGCTTTGAGAATGAACTCTGGTGTATCAATCAATAGTTCTTCTTCTTGGTTTGGCCGCATCATGTTGATGTTTTGGGTAGCAGGGACTAAGCAGCTTTCTAAAGTTGGAATACCTTTTCGCTTAGGTCGGCTGGTATATTCCTTTAGAATAGGAGCAGCCGCATCTTTGGCTTCCCATGGTTGAGCTATGGTTAGATCAAGAATGATATAGCCCTGTTTTTTGAAGAATTCTCGTGCAGCTTCTACCTTTTTAGGTGATCGCGGAACTGTATAGAGGAAAACATCTTCCACCTTACCTAACCAGTGACCCATGATAGGAAAGTCAGTTGCTCGATCCACAAAATCAATGCGATTATGCGCAAGTACGACGATCTTTCGAAGCCATGAGAAATATTTGAACAATGATCGAGAAACCATGTTTTTTGGGATAATAAGTTTAACTCCTATATCCCAAGAATGTTTTTGTTCCGAACAAAAGAGAAATAATTTGTCATGATTAAGACTAGGATCGAGTGTAAGTGCTGATACCAATGGATCCAAGATATGCTCTTTGAACCAATCTTCAGTTGGTTGAGTTTCTTTACTCTTCTTAGGTTCAAATTCAGCTTGGAGACGTTTTTGGAATTGTTTTAATAGTTCACGATCCCCAAAACCAGCGTCAATCAAAGCTTGAACTCGTGCCATTTGATCCTTTTGCTTGAAAGCAGGATATTCAGGATATGAATAAGAAGCATATCGAACAATAAATTGATCAAAATCAGTTATAACATCTTCAATATTTTTTTGACGACGAAGATTTGGAATACGGTTTTTTGTTTCAAAAAGCACTTTTGGTGCAGCATTGAGCCATGTTTGATCAATGGATGTTTGGAGTAAATCAAAGCATCCTTTTTCAAGACGAGCTTCTGCAATAGACAGGAAGTCCTTTAAGAGTTTGGTAATCGTATTGATCGTTCCTTCTTGCATTGACAAAGCTTCACGGCTGGGTGTGATGCTAATGCTATTTGGTGGTGCCTGAAATACGATCTTGTAATTAAAATTACAATAACGATTTCCATCATGAGTTGGGATCTTTTCAAGGATCTGAATGATTTGTTGATATTGATCAGCAAAAGCAGCATCATTTTCAATTGGATAAATCACATGACCATAACGTAATAGAATAGGTTGCTTTGTTTCGATCAGTTGTTTTTCGGTTATGAGGAAGTTATGAACTACTCGATCAAAAGGAAGTTTTTCAAGAACAGCACCATTGAAAGTGCAATTCATCTCTCCGTTCTGGGCGATACGACGAATGAGTTTTTCAAAACGTGCACGATCATTTTGATGATTAAGCTTGATTCGGACTTGAAGACCAGTTTCAGTTGTTGGTACACTGACAATGGGAATGATACCGGGCTTGCCTTTTACTTCAGCTGAGGACTTAGACATGTTATAAACTGTCATTGTTCCTTGGTTCCAGCTCGTCACTTCAAAGTGATCGGTGAATGCAAAAGGTGCTTTGCAGCCGAGACCAAAGCCACCAGTGACATTGCCATTCATCTTCTTTGTTGAGCCGCCATAGGTACCATAAACAGGTCCAATCATATCCAAAGGAATGCCATGACCAAAGTCACGAATGATCAATTCATCATTATCCAGAGTGATCCAAAAAGGTTTGTCGGTAATACCTGCTTCAATATGAGCATCCCATGCATTACATAGGGTTTCGCGGATCACAGCAAGCTGTTGATCGGTATAAAGTGCTTTAGATAGCACGTTCATGAGTTCAGCATCATCGCTGATGGTAAAATTGATGGCTTTATGCCCGCCAATAACGGCATGTGTTACATGATCGCTAATTTGATTAACTTGCATTGGTTCGTCCTTTAGGATTGGTTCCAGTTGAAAGATAAAGGGGTCGCCTATATTTAGACGACCCCTGCTGGGTTTAGTTCTCAGCGGAACGGATGACGTTTCTGATGGTGTCCCAATTCCAATGCAGAGGAATTCCGACAAAACGTCCATACTGCATCGAGCCGTTTTGAAGTCACCTGATCTCGCTCAGAATGCAATATGAGTCATAGTTTATTCCTTAATCATCGTTGATGGTTATATCAATTTCACCGACCAATACTCCGATTAAAAAGGATAAGACCAACCAAGTAAAAATTTCAGATATACACTGCATAACTAATTTTCTTCCATTTCTCTTGCTACTCGTTGTACTTGAAGCCCAAGTGGTGTAAGTCGATAAGCGTTTATCCATCCAATTTTCTTGGCGTATTTACTGCCTTGTTGCTTTTCACAGAGCATTGGTTGACCTTGAGAGTTTTTGTATTGCCAATGCAGAAATTCAGCTCCACTAGAAGTGAAGCGTCCTTCAGATGCTGTCTGCCATTCACCCGTAATTTTACGAATAGCTTTAAGAGCACCGCAAGTTAGGATTTTAGTCAGATCAGTGACTGTCATTGACTCATAATAACTCATCGGCGTCGTGGCTTTCTGTGTTGCTTGGTTGGATCAAAATTCAAATAGGATGCGTCTTTGCCGTTTTGTTTGACTGGTTTTTCAAAAAGGATTTTCTCAATCGGTTCGAATTCTGCGAGTTCATCGATGATAGCAAAATCAACAGTTTTTCCTAAATAGAATTCTTCAGCATCAATATATTTGATATGAATGCTTCCATCACTATTACGGCTGATTAAAGCGCCTATAATTCGATTTTCGATTGGACTAAAATCAGTGTCTATCCACGGAAGTTTTTGCTTTTTTGGAAATGGATCCATGATTGATATGCTCCTTGATAGGAAGTTGGGTTATCCAGCTATCAAGTGGAAAAGTTTCACTCCTATTCCAAGTGCTATAGAGAGCACGAGAATGAAAGCGATGATGATGCCAAGGCACCCAAAACACGAGATTTTGATCTGTGTCTGTGAATCGAGTTGCTGTTTCATCCTGCGATAAACTCATTGGGTAGCATCTTACGGTGCTGTTTCCAGCCCTTCAGATTGCCATGAAGTTGAGGATTTTCCCATTCAAAATGAGATTCTGTAAGAGTTTTATTAACATCCCATTCTGGTCGGCTTGTGGTATCAGGCATAGCTTGATGCTCGGCAGGACTAGCATGAAGTGGTGTTGCGACTACCAACTTATTTGCGAGTTCTATGTCTTCTTCGACAGTAGTTTCTCGGCCATCATGAGTTTTGTAGGAGACACGGGCGCATCGAGCGACAGAAACCATGAGAGCAAGTTCAGACAGCTCTTCATATTGAGGTTCGTCACGAGTAACCCGATTCTTCTTGGCAAAAGCTCGAATAGCTTCCCAGTCGGAACCAAGGACATAAGGCAGATGCCATTGCCCATTTTCGATCAAACTGGGTGTAGAGCAGTGCATAGCTGACTGCATTTGATCCGAGAGAAGCTTGATCTCAGGTTGAGCGTCAGGATGGCTTCGTAGGGCAAAGAAATTGCCCCATTGAACAGCAGTGACCACGACATTGATATGTGCCCATGGTTCGAGCAATCGATTGACGATTTGTTTATGATATTCGCTTGCATCAAATGCTTCAGCATATTCAATGGAAACTTCCATCAGATCAAGCCATGCTTGTTCGCGAGTTCGATCCCAAATACCTCCAGAGGTTGTGGGAACAGATACGAGAGCGTTCCAGTCTTCGCCTGCTTGCATACCGGGTTTGTTACGACCCCAGTAAATTGGCATAGCCGGATCACGACGAAGATCTTCGATCAGACGCTTGACTGGAATAGCACGACTGGAGCTGGCATTTCGACTCAGATTCTGATCGTACATGAGACCATCTGGAATGGCTTCATAGAACAACAATTCAGGCTGAGTATCGAGAATACGATGAGTCAGTTCCTCAGCATGAATGAAGCGAGGATAGCGAAGTTGGAATGTGGTTAGTCGAACACCCAATGGGCTGATACTATCCAGAATGATTTTAGCACTGATTGTCATTTAAGTTTTCCTTTTCTTTTTCGATAAGATTCGGTTGTTTTCGAAGTTCATCTCGATTTGCTCGCCATTCCTTGTAGTCTTGCCATCCAACTACGGTCTACATTGTTTTAATTTCAGACCAAGATAATGTCATATGATTACCAAAGTCTGATTCAACGTAGAATACTTCGGATTGAGTATCGATTTCACCTTCAGCAAAGCCATGATAAAACTTGGTACTACCACCATAAATGATGGCGTTTCCAATTTGATATTGACTAGGATTACGAGGTCTAAGTCGAATGCCCATGATTTTCTCCTTGGTTCAAAAATAAAAAACCCAGAAAACACAAGATTTTCTGGGCATTTTTTATATCGATCAAAATCGATTAGTGAACAACAGGCTTGTTCAGCTCACCACGGATTTCATCGATCTTTTCGATGCCTGCTGAAGCTTGATGCATGATTGTCGTCTGCACATCTTCAGGAAGCGTTTCAAACGGCTTGCCGGGATAAATGCCAGCCGCCATAGCTTCAGCATAACCCTGAATGCGAACTTGATGAATGATTTCGTCGAAACCTTCATGACACTGGACGTGAGCACGGCGCTCTATTTCAAGTAGTTCACGAGCTTCATCACGTTGATCCATTAGCATAGCGATTTGATCAAGACTGAAAGCAACAGCAGCATCATGTCGATCATCATCGTTATCTTCAGGAATACCGACTTCAGTAAAAACTATTTCTTCAATTTTCATTGTTTTGTTGTCTTTCTATCATTGGAAAGTTAAAAAGTGAGAGACGGCAATGTGATCCGTCTCTCACTTATCCTTGGGTGCGACCCAGAAGGATTAGTTATTCAAACTGTCTCGCAATGCTTTAGCAGGCGAGAAGACTGCTTTCGTTGAAGCAGCGATCTGGATTGTTTCACCAGAAGCTGGATTGCGACCCTGACGGGCAGGTAGATGCTTGACCTTGAATTTACCGAAGCCAGCAAGGTTCACTTCATCGCTACGTTTCAGAGCTTCACTGATGTTTTGAACAACAGTGTCCACAAAGGTTTTGGCATCTTTTTGGCTCATACCGTGAGCGGCTGCGATGGTGGCAGCGAGATCTGCATTATTCATTGATAGTCCTTTCTTTGGTTCCACATGTGTATTGAACCGAGAAAGAAACTATCAGATTTATTGGAGGTCGAAAAGCCTTATTTTTGGGGCTAATTTCGATTTCGACAGAACGGTCCGCAATCTTCATTTGTCTTTGGGACCATCTCCTTTTTGATAATAGATGTTCTGTTCTTCAATAGCTTGGTCTAAATTAGAGGGATGAACACCATTAGCATCGATAATACATACTGGGCCTTGGTGTTCGAAAACAGCAGGTACAGGCTTATCTTCTTGGTTTTGATACTTGCCATTATATTCAATAGGGCAGGTTACATGGTGAAATATCACCTGAGCAATGCCAGCACCGGCTGGAAGATATAGGCGTTTTCGACCATGATAAACGAGTTCGAGAGTGAGATATCCATGCCAACCGGGTTCAATGACCGTATTGAAAACAGATAGACCATGACGTGCCCATGTAGATTTGTCATGAACGATGCCGGTGAGAGTATGCGGCATTTGGAAATGCTCAATAGCAGATCCAAGGACGAAACGTCCTATGCCGCTATCACCATTACAAGCCCATGACATCTCGGGTTGACCTTCGAAACCGGGTTCAAAAATGATCTCCTGTTTGAGTCGAATGTCATAGCCAGCTTCTCCGAGACCATAGCTAACGCCGTGTTCTCGATGTTTCTCAGTGGCCATACAGCTAATTGGAGCCATCTCCAAAAGGGTTTTACCGTTGATGATCATCAGTATAATATCATTTTTGTACCATTAGCAAAAGTGCCAGTGGTACGAGTGCCTTCATTACCAAATGCTCGAACAGCATTACGGTTAATTTGGCAATATTCATTATAGTTGATGCCACGAGGGGCGGAAATGCTGTGTGTGATCGGACAGCCACGAAGGACAGCATGGACTTCTACTTTGATAAATTTATGCTCCATTTTCAAGTACCTCAATAAGTGCGAGTATTGGTGGGCGTTTGTCAAGCTTACCAGAATAGATGTCATCCTTGAGCTTTTTATCGTCAGTATAACGAGCAAAAATTTCACGAGCTTTGTAGACCAAAGGATCTACATTTAGCTCAGGATGAGCGATTAGTGCTCGACGTTTCCATTCACGAAGTTTTTCAAATTCGATCTGAAGTTGAGTTTGTGTTTGAACATTATCAGCGATGGTTTTGATTGGTTTGGTTACAGGAGTAACATTGGGTTTACGTCCTCTTTTAAGTGGAGGATTACCAGTAGCAGTATATGCCCAAACATTTCGACCATCTTTTTCGATTTTTTTACGAGTTATACTGCCACTACGTACCAGATCTATAAGTCGAGAAGAAAGGTTAATACTTAAAGAATTATCAAGCAATGCGATTATTTCTTTGGACGTTATATCTTCAAATTGAGATATAATATTTAAAATTTGTTGTGCTTGGGTCATTTATTATCCCCTGATATGAATGAGTTCGCCAAAATTAACGGTTGCACTTTTGTTGTCAATGGCTACCCAGATGGTTGGTAGATCAGTTAATGGTGGAGGAAGTTTCTCCATCACACCACAATAGAGATCAGAAAAAATCACTGCTGCGGTAGGATTATTTTCGATTATGTGTTCTCTGACAGGAGTCAAATCAGTACCACCTCGACCTACAACCACAAGCTCAACGAAATCATCTTCTTCAAGAAATGTCTTTTCTTGGGTGATACGAGTATCAAACTGCACAAGAGTGAGCTTGCGGGGCTTAAACATGTCCTTGATGAACTTCACCTCAGAATTGAAGCGAATAACCTGTGAGTCAGTTACAGATCCAGATACATCGAGATAGTAAATGAGGTGATCAAGTTTACCATCATCTTCTACTCGTGATGGAAGATAGATATCATGGAAACGTCGATTAGGGCGACGCCATGAATAATCTGTATCACAGAGATCATGAAAAAATTTGTGAAGCAAGGTTTCCCATGGAACCACAGGAGAGAGAAACTGCTTCAACAGAGTTTCAACTTCACCGGGGATATCTCCAGCTTGACCGGAGAGACGTGCTTGATGAGCAGCCTGAACAACGTTGCCAATTGCTTTGGCGATGTCTTCCTTGTCGTCACTGGGAATCAGATCACCGAGATTATCCTCAGGGTTTCCTTCTTGGTTCCCATCAGAAATGCCTTTCCAAGCGTCTCCCATCATTTTTTTGAGAGCAACAATAAAGTCCCAACCTTTACTCATTAGAGCATCATAGATGTCTTCTTCAGTAGCACGAGTAGGTGAATCAAAGCTATGATCGAGCCACGGCTTAATACCATGAAAAGAATATCCTGCTTTGTCGAGATCATTGTTAATCCGAATGTCACAAGCGTAGTTCCAAACCTGAGGATCACGATCACCGCGACGAACCATATGTAGTCTTGCAGGGTGCCAGAGTTCATGGACATTGACAGTCTTTCGAACTTCGGGATCCAAGGAGAGGAACCAGTGAGGATTCCACCAGAATTGATGGCCGTTGGTGGCAGCGGTAGGCACTTCCTCGGACCAAACAAAGTTCATCATGGACATGAGAGGGCCGAGAAAGGCGGCATTATGGCCCATAAAGACTTTGGATTTGGTGATATCAAGTTGACGATTGAGTTCATAGAGATCAAATTCTCCACTCATTTTTTCGTTCTCTATGGGTTTGAACATTCTTTTTCACCTTGTTTGTGAGAGTTTCTGTGAACATACAACGAGTACAGGTAAGATAGATAATACCGTCTTCTTGCTCCAAGTTATAATGGTGTTGGACACAGGATCTACGTCCGAGAGGATCACCATTGGTTTCAATGCTGCGTCTGGTGAGGAGACCGGCTTTTTTGAAGTCGGCCTCCGTCCAGTCGATGATGCTTTTGCCTTTGAGTATATCCCATATATCCATATCTTTAACTCAGATAGCGGTTGAGGTCTCTTAGTGCGGTTGCGAATGCGGGATGGATGCGAAGTTGAGGCTTCTGAACCATTACGGATCGGAAAAAGAGCACTTTGAAATCAAGGCTGAAACGGCCAGCATAGGTAGACAGATCACCGAAGTTCTTTTCGTCAACCATTTCACACATATGTGTGATGTTCGCCCATGATTCTGCTGGATCGTTAGGAATCCGACAGCTAATAGGATCATCAGTAATTTCCTTAATGGAAATCAAGTTTTCGAAAACACGAGTAAACTGAATGAAATCTACAGCAACACCAGAAGTGATTTTGCCAGCATATTTATGTGTTTGTCGAGGGTCGATACCCTTACTGCTTGGTTCCCGTGTTTTGAGGAGTTTGTTGACAAATTCCCATGTACGAGGACAGCAGAAAGTTTTCTCATTGTGATCTGGACGGAAATCCATCAGTTTGCTTGGATAGCGGCTGAGATACGCAATGATACGTCGATCCCAGTTATTTTTCAAAGCAACATCTTCCATCCATTCTTTGAAGTTGACCTCCAAGACATAGTGGGAAAGACGACTTTGCATAGCAGTGCCAATAGGATTGGTAATTGCTCGGTCAGTGGCTAGATTACCTGCACCACCAATGACCACATTAGGATGAAGGTTTCGTTGACCAGTTTTTCGATCCAGAACGAGTTTATAAGCGGATGCTTGTACTGCTTTGAGAGCTGCATTGAATTCATCTAAGAAAAGCAACCAACCTTGTTTACCCTTAGGTAGTTCATCTCCCTCCAAAGGGAAGAGATCGCCAAATGGTACGAACATTGCCCGTTTGGTAACAGGATCAATCATTGGGAGACCTGACAGATCTTCGGGAGCTGAAGTACTAAGACGATGGTCAATCAATTCAAGATTTAATTTTTCAGCAACCTGAGCAAAAATGCTCGATTTACCAATACCGGGGGATCCTTCTACGTAAGGAACAACACCGGAATAGAAATCATCTTCGATTGCTTCTGCGAGTTGCCGAGGTGTTACACGGTAGATGTTGTTGATGTCGTCCATTATCTTTCGATATCCTGTTCTGTACGAGGCGGAATATACGCTTCGTAGGGGTTGTTTTCGGTACAAAGGTGGCCGATTGGTGTCATTATGAAATCACCATCTTCGTGACCCACCAAAGCAAGTACGGAACGGGGTTCCATTGTCTTGGCATCAAGACATGCCATAAGAGCTAGATCGCCTGCACCGGCGGCTTTCTGCAATTGATGAAACCACTGCTTATGGTGATCAGGAAGTTTACCGTGTTGGTCGGGAAGACCAATGGTTTCAATGGGCTTATTCAAAACTTCATTGAGACGACACCAAAGACCATTACTGAGTTCGATGATTGTGTTTCCATTTTTATCCTTGGTTCCTCGCATGATGAGATCGTTGCTAATTGCAGTTAGGAGATCCAGAAGATCTCGATTTTCTTTTCGAAGATTACTCATAATGAGGTTCCTTGATAGATAACATCGAATTTACCATCATTCCAAAAGCAAAGGATGACTTGACCACGTTTTTTTGTGACAGGATTATAACTGGTCGTAAATGGACGAATATTTTTATAATCTTCGTCTTTACGGAGTTCTTTGAGAGCTGCATTTAGTTCATCAACAGCTTGTGTGGTCCGTTCATATGGAGTGAGTTTAGGTTTCGGTTTCTTAAAGAAACGTGAGAAAATAGACATTATTGAACTCCTCGATTAAAATAAAAAACCCGGAGAACCTAAGTCCTCCGGGCATTTTTGATTTGAAAGATAGACTGATTTTAGTCCAGCTCTTCGAGTTGCTTGAGAATGTCTTCCTTGGACATCGAAGCGAGTTCAGTGTTTTCACGGTTTTCCAAAGCTTCAAGCAGTTTGGCACGACGAGCACGCTTCTCACGCTTGGCGAGAGCAACAGCGTTCTGTTCCTGACGGAAGTCGATTACCAACTTCACCACGTTAAGCATTTCGTTCAAGCCGTTTTGCTGAGCAGTGTCACCACGATTGACGAAGCTTTCTTCTCCCAGAGACTTGAGAGCACTGTTGACCGATTTGGCCACAGCATCAAGGCTGAAGCCGTTTGTTGCCGTCAAAGGCATTCCAAACAGATCCTCAGTGGTGATGAGACCACGAGCAGAGGGGAATCGCATTGCCGTGGACAAAGCGATAAGCAGAAGGTTTTTTTCAGACATGTTCATTCCTTAGAACTGAAGGTTATAGGCACGGCGATCACCGGACCCGGAAGTGACAATGACAACACAAGTATCGTCACGAGTCGAAGAGAAGCCCAGACCAGACAGACTGTCTGGGATAGGTTCACACTTGGTTTTGGAACCAAGCACCTCAAACACCTTGCGATGTTCGTTGAGGTCCGAACGGAGAAATTCGTTATAAATTCCCCGAGTTGGTTCTGGGTTATTACACCCAGAAAGTATAAAGAACCAGTGTTTATTGCCCTTACCAATCTGTCCATCCCAATGATTTGGAGACAACATGAGCGTATCGACCGGAACGAAAGTTTCTGTCTTGATGCCCCATTTATCTTTTGAACCAGTGGAAGAAACCAGTTTCTTGTTGACCACCAAATTCTTGAGTTGGCCAGCGAACATTTCGAATTGAAAGACTTCATGTTGTTCTTTGGATTTCATTTCGAAAGCATAAGTATAGATCTTGCTTTCACCATTAGCCCAAAGTTCGAGAGTGAAACCCGGATCACGGGTATGACGCTTCGAGAACTGATGGATTGAAACAGCATACTTACCGTCACGAGGACGTTTCCAGCTCAGATTTTCGACGGGATCGACTTTGTTATGGTGATTAAGGCTGTTTGTATCAACATCGAGAATGCTCTTCGTATTATGATAATAAATATGTCCTTCGGGGCATTGAGCGTGCATGTCAAGGTCATCACCATTGTACCATGCAAGTGAAACTCGCAACGGCACTTCGGTGTTACCACCTGCACGCTTGACCTTTTCCTTGATGGAGTCGGTGACTTCACCATCATAGGACCATGCAAATTGGTTATCCCATTGGAACAACCGAGCAGGATCATCTGAACCAGTGAGACTGACAAAGTTGTTGAGATGGCGATTTTGGACCATGAGATCCATTGCTGTAGCAGTCGGCAGCACATCCTTGAGGAAGTCTTCGATTTTGATGGTTTGAGCGTCTTTGTATGACGGTAAGGGTTTGGTGGCCATGGCTGGAGCCAGAATCTCCATCAAACCACTGTCTTTCATCTGTGATTTTTTGGTTCGATTGGCCCAGAGAACATTATTGATGCTGACATCAGAGATTCGAGCAAACCGACGATGTACAGCAGCTTCGAGACCAAGGCTCTTCAACTTATCGACAGCTTGTTCAGCCATTTTGGGCGTGATGAGAGCAGAGGTTCGCTTGTAGTTTTCGGGGGCTACCTTTGATTCGAACATTTTGACGGCATCTTCCAGATCTACACCTGTAGACAGGTCAGTTAGAAGAGTACCAATAACAGTATTGCGGAAACGAGCTTTCGGATCACTGACGTTAGCCCAGATGAAAGCATCACGATCTGAAGCTTCATTATACTGCTTCTGGATCTTTTGGAATGCCTTGACTGAGGCAAGATGTTCTTTACCACGATAGATAGATTTGCTCTCAATGAGATCAATCACCGTTTCGAAGGATGCGGGAGTCAGTTCTTCCAGACCACGTTTGAAAACATGAACGGTAGTGTTCAGATCACCACGATCCTTATCGGGAGTTGTACTGAAATGCTTGTCAGCAACTCGACCGTAGAAGTGATGCCACATGATAATTTCATGGTTGTCGGCATTGCTTTCGTGGCTGTATTGGCGTTCCTTGGTTCGGAATACACTGATAATGGGAGCCTGACGAACCAATGCCTGCATTGTACGTGCAACAGTAGCATAGGGTTCAGGTAGGTCAACCAAGTTATCCCAGACGGTGAGGCGAAGATGGGTGATCGGATCAATGCCCACGAGCAAACCGAGGCGTCGGATAAACGACTTACAGCAGTTGCAGTCATGGACCGTTCGTTCACGAAAAATAGGATCAGTGCCTTCAGGGAAAGCAGCTAGATAACTGGCGAAGATGTCTTCGACATCAACGACGAACAGTTCATGCTTCTGCATGGCTGCATATTGGGCATGAACTGCCTTTGAAAAGATTTGAAATTCACTCATTGTTGTTCTCCGGGTTTGGACCGATAATGGTTTGAAAAAACAAACCAAATAAAAAATCCCACGCCAAATGAATGACGTGGGATTTCTTCTAACAATTCTGTTGCAAGGCTGTTAGAAGCCCCTATCTGCTACCTATTAGGCAGCAAGACGAAGTGCCATTACTGGCGAATTGTCGTTGGCATTTGTTGCTAACTATCCCGTCACGGTGGGCCATTCCGGATCGCGTTCAATTTCAGTCTTTCGGATCGAGACTATTTCACCCCCATCAACTGCCCTGTGGGCTCGCCCGTCGAGCCCGGACATGCACTCAGAGAGGCACTTCCTGCTTTGGCGATCATTCCCACAGGACAGATGGTGGAGGTGGCGGGTACCGCCCCCGCGTCTCCGATTGTCTTACGTTGATCGAATTACGATCATATCCTGAAGAATAATGCCCCCTAGAGCTTTAGGCAAGAGGGGTGATAACGGTGCATCATTCTTCTGAATTTGCAAACTCGGATGGCCTGCTGGTATATTGCTACATTGAAAGCACAGGGACCAGCAGGGCGCACCAAAGATGAACCCGCAAGCATTGGAGTGTTTCAGATCCCATAAATGGGGTACGTTTCTCTTCCAATGCAGGCTTCGTCATTCCTAAATATCGTTGTATTCAGTAACTAATTTAACGAGTTGAGTCTGATAACTCAATACAGCTAGTCAATGCTGTATCCCCTGTTCGGATGCCTATTCAGGCAAATTTCGTGCTTTAGAGTTTATTATATTGGACTATCCAAAGCTGACCAATGTGCTTGCTTCGATGTCTCTAGCCACAATGTAGCTTCGTTTCTTTCGATGCCACGGAGATACGTGGGTTGTTTGGATCCGAGGGAACCAACCTCGCTAAGCCACCCTTAGGGCCGATCTACGTCTTAGGCCGCTCTCGTTAGTAATGATAGCTCCCCTGTGACCGAGCCGTCCTCAATTGCAGAACTTAATCTACGGAGAGGATGCATTGGGATCGAACCAATACCATCACCAATTCAAAAGGTGTTCGGGTACATGGACTCTAGGTTACACCCGTATGACCGTCAATTCTCGTTCCACTTGAGGTTTTGTCAGTGCCCGCCTGACTACACAATGCCGCTTAACGTCCATCTATTCACAGAATAGTGTTAGGACGACGGGAGCATGAATAACTCTGGTTCACGGAGCTTCTAATTGAGAGCACAACTTTCAATTTCGATGCTAATTTCCTAACCAGTCTCCGTGTTCCCCAATCGGTACACTATGAGCAGTTTCCAACCGTTTCGATCTTCCTTGTCCTCCGGTCATGACTCCGGACGATTAGAAGACACTGGTTGAACTCTTATTTCCGTTTCCACCCACGGTGCTGAGAGCGTATCATCAGACCCGGTGGATCTAGGCTTATCCAAAGTACCAGAGCCATGGTGGCGCCTATCTGGTTCATCCCAGCAACGGTCTGAATGGTCCTAACAATCATTCAGACTTTTTCTTGGTTTTAGAACATCGCAAAAAACCAATATTCTCATCTTAGAAGGCCGGACCACCGCTTCGTTGCGACTTCTCGTGTTCGGCATGATCAAGAACCAAATTTCGACCTGCTACTATTAGGTGTTTAGGTCTATCAGCCTTCAAAAATGAGAGTGACCGTCATCGTTGGGAGCTACCCAATCACATCTGCCCAGTCAAGCCACCTGAATGTTTAATAAGATCTTTGAGGCCCATTCAGACTGAAGGTTTGAAGCCTCAAGAAATCACGCTATTCCTGCTGTGTACTTTAGCAGTTTTTTATCTATTGCAATAGATAAACATCTAAGCGTGGGTATGACCATTTGGTTTCGTCTCATAAAGACTCATCAGATACCCTGTATTTTTAGTTTGCCGCCCTGACTCTGGGGGATTGAGCCAGAGCGACAAACCAAAAAACCAGACTTATTCAGTCACTGCCAGTTCAGCGGTTGGTACAGCGGTTGGTTCAACCAATGGTGCTGCTTGGGTCTGAACTCCAGATTCTGTAATCGTGGAAGCATTGGAAACAGTGTCCTTGGCTTTGACGCCAAGACCGATCTGTTTTGCCAATGCAGCACGAGTGCTAGAATAGTTGGGAGCCGTCATCGGATAATCAGCGGGAAGATTCCACTTGGTGCGATACTGATCCGGCGTCATGCCATAATGCGTCATCAGATGGCGCTTGAGCATCTTCAGTTTCTTGCCGTCTTCAAGGCAGACAATATAGTCAGGCTTGACCGAGGAACGGATCGAAACTGCTGGTTCCTGAGCAACGACTTCAGGTTCGGGAGCCTTCTGCGTGTTGTTCAAGGCATCATAAGTGCTCTGGATGAGGCTTGACAGTTCATCGGCACGGATGGTGGTGTTCGATACAAAAGCCGAGACGATACCTGTGGTCATTTGCAGAATTTTGAGTTCAATGTCATTCATTTCATTTCTCCTGTGTGAGCAAATACTCACAAAAAAATGGCTACCCCGAGAAGGGTAGCCATGTCAAGATATATTGGAAGAAAAAATTGCTTATGCGGTACAGGTGATTGCTACCGTATCCGTTTTGGCACCTTCTTCAGATGCTGACATTGTTTTTCACCATATCCCAAGTGATCGTAACACGATCAATGTCAGTGATGTTGTTCGGGAACATAGCGGTCAATGCTGGATTAGCAGCAGACCGTTTGTAAAGAATGTCACGAACATGGTGAAAAAGAGCATGATTTTCACCGAAAGAAGTTTCGGTGGAATTGTCACCAAGATCATCCTGTGAAACATCGTGATAGAAATCACCGATATTCACGTATGCCTGACCACCTTCATTGGCGGGCAGAACATCGCCGTAAGGTTGTACTTGAGCGTGTTTGGTATTCTTATGATATGCGACTTGATAACGAGCCATAGCTTTTACCTATCTATTCTTGCAAGGAAAGGTGCCCTTTCCTTTGTTGGTTCGGGAACCAAGGAAAAAGACACCTCTTCTTACATCAACAGATCGGGTCTGACCAGAGTGGCATGAAGCCTTGTTGTTTGAGCCAAGATCCTACAGGACCAAAGCCGAAATGAGCCAGTCCAAGCTCTACCAAACGCCAAAGAGGTCGATTACGCGGCATTTGACGATAGCTCATGAGATGGACTTGATAGCCCTTTTCAAATAGCAGCAGAGCTTCTCGAATTTGAGCTTTGGTAAGCTTTTCTTCAGATTTTATTATAGTGTCTGTTGATCTCCATCCACGAGTATACGCCCGGAATAATACAATGCCCCAATGATTGGGGCACTGCATATCCCAGTCAAATTCTCGGTGTTTTTTACCTAAACGAAACGCTGCTTTAGGAGAGGGCATAGTCTGCGCTCCCGATGCTTTGCCATAGGTATGGGTCAAGTTTACCAACTGTCACAGTTCGCCCAACGAGTTGGGAGATCAAATGGCTCAGCATTTCGCTTTTAGCAATAAGCATGAGTTGACGGGTGTACTGTTCCCTGAGATCATTGCCGTAGTTAGGATGGCAACGGAAGCAATCATGAATACTGATCACCTTGAATGGCTTCTCGGGGAGACTCTCAAGCAACTCCCAGATGGTGGAGACATCGACATGTCCCAAATTATCCGTGTTGAGATGCTGAAGGATACGGGCAGAGAGATACCCGCTGTTTTGGTAGTGGTTCCAGAGAGTAACAACGAGCTTATCGTCGTTGCTTTTGGTTTCGTGTCCGTACAGACTGTTGTCTCCAGAAAATAGGTCATAAAGATAGTTGACCTTTTGTACGTCATAGTCGCAGCGGCGAGTCATTTCTCTAACGATCATCCCATCGATGCTGTGAATAGTATTTGCACCGAGTGAACGGCCTTGCTTCATTGGTTGATTGATCCGATGATAGTAGTCGAAAGGCTGATTGAGAAAGTTCACAGTTTCTTTTATGGAGTCCATGACTTTAATTTTAACATGGAAATTGTCGGGCAATATCCAGTCATGGGAATCTGTATTAGGATCCCAGAGAAGCAGCATAGTTTCGTTGAGTTCCCATGCTCCGGGAGCATTAGTGATCATTGTGTTGTAGAACAGATCCAAGAGAGCACCTTCACCGAAGATGCGTTTGGGTTGAGCCTTGCTGCTATAGAGAGCTGTCATGATCGCGTCTTTGCAATCATCACGGCTGATTTTGGCAGTTTCTCCCAGTTGGTTCAACATGATCTGATAGATCTTGGTATAGGCATCTTCACGTTTGCCTGTGGAGACCACATTGCAAAGTTCGGCTGCCAGACGATCTCCCGTCAGAGCAGCCAAGAGCTGCAAGCCACTGGAGGTGGCATCGAGTGAGATCATATAACCAGTGGGTTGTCCTGCTACAGCAGCATTGTAAGCTATACAGCCTGCATAGAAGAGAGCAGGTTCTTTAGCTTGGTGGATTAGTTCAGCGATGCTGTTCTGATGTTGATCGAACCATTGGATGCGTTCATCCCAGTTCAGTTTGTCAAGGCCGAAGCTATTAGCGATATCGATCTTGATATATTCGAGTGAAGTGAATTTCTGCATTTCTAATCTCCTGCATATGGCATGATTGCCGCGTCTTGGGGATTTATTCTGGATCACCTTCTTCAAGAGTTTTGAGAATATTTTCCGCTTCAGTACGAATATCGTGCATAATCGGAACAACATCTCTTGATTGATCTTCAGATAAAAAGATGATTCTATTCGCAATTTCAGCGATTATCTCTTCCATTGTAGTCATTCTTGATCCTTCCAGAGGTTGATGTGGTCACCATACACTTTGTGCCAGTAACGCCACTTGAGCATAGTGATCCAAGCCCAAGAGAGTTTCCCTTGGGCTTGGTTCTGCTTCCGCATATACTTGCGAAGTCTATGTTGATTAGACGACAAGTTCAGGTTCAGCCAACTTACGCTTCTCGTTCCACCGAGGGCGACGATTGTTGGCTTGTTCTTTGCGGGTAGCCCAGCGACAGTTTCCGGGTTCATAATTCCCGTCATTGTCGATACGTTCGATGGTCAACTTGTCTGTCCAGCCATTAGCAAGAGACCAGTCCTTGAAGGTCTGAAAGTCGTGCCATTCAGGGCAGACCTTAATGCCTCGATCAACGTAGGCATCTCGATCTTTACGAGTCGTATTAGGATTGCACCTTGCCATCATGTTTGACCATGAATTGAAGATGGGTGTTCTTGATGCACCATGAGTAGTGTTCACTTCAATGGCGTAACAGCCACATGAAGTGGACTTTCCTTGCTTGAGGTTTTGCCAGAGAACGAGGGTCTCCTTGCCGCAGTCACAACGGCATTTTACACGCCGTTTGGCTCCTAGCTTGGAGACCTCTTCGATCAGGGTGAGTCGGCTCATTTTCGATCCGAGCGAGATCACATCAGCTTTCGGCATGGGTTATTCCATAGAGACTATTTCTTCATCCGCAAGCTGTATCACTGCCTTGTTCCAAGGAGCACCTTGATAGTTGACGTGATAACCTTGGCAGTACACACGTCCACGCTTGTCGTATTTGTGGGTGAGATGGAACTCATTTCCATGATCGACGAGCTTCGCTATCACTTCGTGACAACTACGATCATATTTTTCAAATGCACGTTTCCGGCGTTCGAAATCGTCTTTGGTTTCACCTTCTTTCGGTTTGTCCAAATTACGCCAAGAGTTGGCGATCATATTGGCCGTATCGATATTGATGGTGAAACGAACATTGTTCATATGATTGATGTGGTCTAGACATACATCATCATCATGATGGTTCTTTTTGAGAATGATTGATCCTCGGTTGAGCACATATCCAGTATCTCGGTTGCACTTTACCTTTCTGGGTCGGACAACCATAGGGAGAGGGAATTGGTAAAGATCCAATTCACGTTGGATATCTTCTGGAATCGTGAGAACAGGTTCTACAATGAGCTGTGAATAGGCAGGGTGCCAATGGAGCAAGTCCACTTCACAGCATTTCAGAATGGCATCTGCTACGTCCTGAACGTCATTATAATGATGACGTAGGATACCTACCATAGTTGGTAGAGTAGTTCGTTTATGGAGAGCCATTTGAACCAGAAGGGAGAAACCGAACGCGGGATCAATGCTGTTTAGTTTCATGAACTTGGTTAGGTCAAGTCCAGTGCGTTCTTTGAGTTCTACCTCGAAGTAGTTGTACAAACGAGGAAGAAGTTGGTTTTTGGAATAAAGCTTTTCAAGCTGAATCTGTGTCTGCATGTTGGCGTCTTGCACAGTAGTTCTCCTTAGAGTTGTTCGGTGATATGAGTTACACGGAAGCATGTCAGATTGCGTTCAATCGATTCTTTCCGTGCCTTTTCTTCGTCGTCATAAGATATGACTGCACGACCGGATTTAGCTCGAAGCTGAAATTCAATCTTGTAATCATCTGCGGACTTAAGCGGCAAACCTTCGGCCTGACGTTGTATTAAGCAATGTTGTTGCATTTCATGTCCTTTCTAATTTAGATGGGTAGTATGATGACGATCTCAACGATCTCCATATCTTCAGCATGACGATGAGGTTTAGGAATGAGGTAATTTTCCTCATAATAATCTTCATAATCATATCCACGATCACAGCCAACGGCTCCTTTAAGCCATGCTGTTAGTAGATTTTTAGCAGCTCTCTTTTCGGGATAGCTGCGAATCTGCATGTATTTGTCATAATTTTTCGGCCATGAACTTCGATCAGCAAAGTCTACTGGTTCGAGGTGTGAACCACCTCTTCCATCACGTCTTTGTGGACGTGGTAGATATCTTTGTGTGCCTTTGATTCGAACGGCATATTCGGTGATTATTATTGTCATGGGAATGTTCCCCAATAAGAGAAGTCTTCTCCGAGCCATGGTTTCCATGCCTCGTCGAATTTGCAGTTCTTGGGTGCCAGCTTGAACATCGGAGCGATGTTAGTAGGTTTGAGACCAGCGAGACCACATCCGATTTGTGTCACCTTGAAGGTGAGCTTTGGATGTCCTCGTGCAAAGGCAAGGAAGCCTTTCACATAATCTTCGATACGTGAGAGCGGCATCGTTTGGATCTGGTCATCTTTGGTAGGGATAGCCCAGCTATCCCCATGGTGTCCGTAGGATTTGCCCCAACGAGCACCGAACTTTTCATATGCGAGTTTGGCGGCTCCGGCTCCATGAATACCAGCTTCATTGCTGCCGAAGCAAAAGATCATTTTAGACATGACCTTTTTCCTTTCTTTTGTTGGATTTATTTAGAACTTGTTCGAGACGAGTTGCCCATTTGCAATTTGATGGTTCATAATCACCATCATTATCTATACGTTCAAGTGTCAGTCCTTCAGATGGTTTATCCTGTGAAGGACATGTTTCATCGCAAGATCTTCAAGAGACATTTTCATGAGATAAACTCCTGAAGTTTTTGGCGATCATATTCCAGTTCGATATTGAACATTGGAATTTTATATGCGGCTGCGATCCTGAGTGAATGGTTTGTGCCACCAAAGGTGTACATGTCATTGTCAGCTTCGTGCCAATAGACAACCATGGATACTGGATCAGCAGCTTCATCGCCAAGGATGATGTTGACGTTTCGATCAAATAGACTCTGAATATAGTCTGGGCATGTTGAATAGTGCGAGTGATATTCAGCAGCTATTTGTCGAATGAGAGGTGAGCGTGACGAAACCCTGAAAGTATCATCAGCAAAATATTGCCCATTGAAGGGCAGGCACGGGAGCCAGATTTCCTTGTTATTGGTTCCAGCTTCGAAGGCTTGGTCAGCGCCTCTGCCTTTTCCGCTTCGCAGCTTCCAGTTCAGCAACGATAAATCGTGCGAGAGGGTGGTCAGCAGGTCTAAGACCTTCGTAGGCGTCTTTCGTGGCCCAATGCCAGCATAGAGTTTCTGTTTCTGTTTCTGCATCTGATAATCCTTTCATTGAGAGGTTGTTATCGCGTCTGAAATAATAGAATAGTTCATCAATCTGCATCGAGTTAGAGGTCCGTAGGATTTGACCATTCACTCGATGCCCTTTGACGTGTGCTTCATGTGCAATGATTCTGATGTAATCCATTCTTCCAAAATGGGTTACTACCCATGCATCAGTTTGATCCATTCTTACGAGATAAAAAAAGAATGGATCCATTTCGTCGATATGCCTACGACCAGCTTCATAACTTTCAGCTATAAGCACATGATTCATATTAACCTCCTGCGAGGTTCATAATGACTCGTTTTACGATATGGGCATGAGTGACGTTAGAAGCAGGACAGCACCGGGTTGTGAGGATGATACCAGCTCCGAGAGCTTTATTGTAGATGTCATCCAAAGTGGTGAGTACAGCAGAGTTTTGAGCCTTGATCTGGTCTTCGAGCCAGATCTCGTATTCATCGATCTGATCATTGTAGTTTTTAATGATGTCGCCATCCCAACTTTTGGATCCGATTTTGATATGTTCTGGGATCCAGAGTGGACCTTTGTCCACATTATATGTGTGTGCAACTGCCTGTGCCCCTTGGTTATTGTCGCTATGATCGACTTCAATATGAAGTTCTTTTGTATCTGATCGCATCTTGAATGATCCTCTTGATGATGTGTCCATATTAACTGTGCCTAGCAAACTGACCGTGTAATTGGTTTCGTTTTGCAATAAGCCAGTTTTCAATTTTTGAACGATCTTTGCTTGTTTTACTGTGCGATTTTCCATTGCACATTATTTGTCCACGCCATGCTTGGGTTTTTGCGTTAAAGCTAAGACCTTTTATTTCTGTCGTGTTGTGACTGTATATTCCAGCGTTTGCTGAATTTTGTGCTTGAGTCGCTAGTCTGAGGTTACTCAGTACATTGTATCCACGATTAGTATTTTCGTGGTCTACCTGTAAGCCTGTTGGTACAGGACCATTGTGCATTTCCCATATGAGAACATGCACACTGAAAAGCCATTTCTTACTGGCTATAAGCCAGTAGCCATCGTGATTGAGTGTACCGACCGGTAAACCGTTGAGATCAGTCAATCCTGACGGCGAAATTGGATCATATTTGATTTGCTGCATTAGCAAGATTTTTGCCTGATTTTTGGTCATAGGTTTACTCGGTGCTGTTAGCCAAAAGTCGGAAAAAGTTGAATTTTGTTTAATAGAAAGTTGAATTTTCCAACACTACAAAGTAGCAGTATGTTGGAGGTAACTTGTCTATAATTTGTCTCTCATTTGTCTATCGTTGAAGGGTTCGAAGGGCTGTCCAGTTAAGGACAGCCCCTGAGTTGAGATTGAGTTGAAATCAGTTCTTGATTTCGATTGGCCGGAACGCGATGGGCTTGGTCAGCGAGTTCTCCTGCGGTGTTTCCATAGCACCACGAACTCGCTTGAGCTGAACAGCCAAACCAATAGTTTCGTCCATGATGACAATGGCCGAAGCACCGGGTTCGAGCTGAGCAGCAACAGACATGAAGTTTTCATGCAGCTTGTTCTGGGCGTCCCGAAGAGCAGCCATGTTCTGTGTGCGAGCCTTACTCACGTCGAATGGCTTGATCTGGTCGAGCGGGATGCCCCGTGCCAGACTGACGAAGATTTCTTCTTCGTTGCCATCATTCACAACAGTGGTTGAGTAGCCGATGTTCAGCCAGAACTCAGCGTCTTCCTGCGTGTTCTCGGTAGCATTGCCCGAGGCAGAGTTGCGGCCAAGGCCAGCGAATGCTGACAGGTTGAGGCCGTTGTTGGTGATAGTATTTGCTTTGGTAGTCATTGTATTTCTCCAAGTTAGATTTGGGTTAGGAACAACCCAAAAACGGCGTAGCCGAAAATTGAGGTTATCGTTAAGAAGACTTAACGAGTTTAGTTTTGATACGTTTCAGACGATTATATTCTTGCCAAGCAACAATATGCTGAAAGTGATAGCCGCTGAAGTATGATGCTTCAGCATAGATCATAGGATATGTCCTCGTCTTTCAAAGTGCTTACGCACAATGTGAACATTGCGAAAATGGCTAATTGTTCCCCAGCTCAGATAGATGCCACCGAGTATTTTCAACTCGATGGCTGCGAAATGATATCCTGCAAGGATCAGCACAAGTGCGATTAAGCAGGGTATGAGTGGTAGTCTGCTGGTCATATTCATGACTTTTCCTTTTCAGTAAATTTGTTGAATTTGTTGAAAACAGAAGCCACCCACAGCCAGATGATAGATCCGGCTATGAGTAGCATTCCGTATTCGATGATTTCGGTTTTTGAGCTTGTGACCATGACCACACCAAGGATGATGTAAGGCATGGTCTTCACGATCCTAATAAATGTAGCCATGGAGTGTGCTCCTTATTTGGGAGAGGCTGTAAATTCGGGCATTACGCCGAATGAGCATTTCCAACGACGCAGGAGTTTGAGCCTGCGTTCGAGTTCATTGATGGTTTTGGCTTTCGCCAAAAAGTCATCCATGTTGATCAGGACGTTGAATGCTCCGTTGCGTTTGACGCCACCGGGCAAGCCCTGATTAC